TAATCATATTTTGTAATGGATCGTTAAATTTTCTTATATAATTATAGTTATTAAGATTAGGCCGTTTAGCAATCATATAACGATGAATAGTATTATCGTTAAGATTACAAGAAAAATTATATCGTAATAAAATATATTTTTCATTCATATAAAAATGTAAAATACCATATATATTAGGATTAGTAGTACTTTGGTCGGCTAATACTTTTCCGTATGCTTCTTTACCAAATACAATTCTATAGTCAGCTTCGCTATAACCAAATGGCTGAGAATTAAAAATTAATTTATCGAGTTTATTCTTTAAATATAAAAATTGAATTAAATTTTTAATTTCATGTAGGAATTTCATATTAACCTCCTTTATATATAATAAATATAATACAGAATTAAAAGTGGATGGGCGCCATTATAATTAATAGCCAATCTCTTTCCTTATTCACCCTTATTAATTTATTGCCTTAATAATATTTATAATACCACTAATAAGCGTTATAATATATATAATAATTTGTAATGGATTATATACAACAAGATTCATGATATAAAATATAAAAGGATACTTTAATTTAATTATAGTTTCTGTTGATTCGAATTCTCTATGATGAATTTTTGTTCCTATATATTTTATTAATTTGTCATTACAGTATCCAACTCCTATGCTTTCTTGAATTTCTTTTGTTATAATATGACAATTAGTGTAATTATTGTATACACAATATGAAATTCTAGAACCAAGATTAGATAAATAAGTATTTTCATTTATTTTAAATTGAAAATTACACTCACTTTGTTCTTTATATGTATTTATTATTTTTTTAAATTTATTTATATTATATGATAAATACATTGCAGCAATAATATCAATAAAATATTGTAAAATTATATTTTTTCTAGATTGATTTAAGTTACAAGCTAAGTATACTATTATATCATCTTTTTTGTTTTTAAAATATTTAAACATTATTGATAAAACCTAATTAAATAAAACAGTAAAATATAAAAATATATGTAAAACTAATAAATAGGAGCAATTATAAAGTGTTAGACAGGCTCCTCCCCCCGCCCCCATAGTAGCACAATAGGGTTCGTGTATCGTCGCATAAAATATATCCTTTCTAAGAGCATTTACATATACTCTTAATATAAATATATATAAAATAAATAAAACGCTCTTCTAGGCCCCTTTTTATTAATTTTAGAGGCATTATAGAATTTAAATATATATAAAATTTAACATGAATGTGCTTCAGCACATGAATAAGCATCGCTAGATGCGCGCTCGTGAGGAGACACCGGTAGTTTTTTAAATAATTTATTATATGTATTGTTGTTTATTATTATATTATATATTATAATATAAGGTTAAATGAACGGAGTTCATAAGGGCAACAATCAGACGCCGAATCTCTTAAGAATCACTATAAATCGGCTATAATCAGTCACGGTTATTTAGGAAATAACCTATAATTTTATAATTATGCAAAAAATGTATAAACATTTTTGTTTCCCTATTATACTATCCGGAATACCAAAAAATCACAAAACCGCATGAATGCTGGATTGTTCATTTTTACCTATTTTTGGCTCTATACATAAATTCTGTATATTTAATTATTTTAACTTAAATACTCACTAAACTACATTAAACAGAGTAATATACTCGTTGAACGAAGTTCAACGACTCCTTGTATTTGAGACTAAATTTTATTTCGTTCTGAATTCCTTCTTTAATAATCTATGTTAATTTATATATAATACTATATAAAGACATGGATTATTTTTTTATAAAAATTTTTAATTTTTATCACGCAGGCCGAATTAAATATGCGTAATATATCGTTTGACGAAGTCAAACGACTTCCGACGAGATGCTTTCGACATATATAAAAATTAAACAGGACTAGCTACCCTGTCTTTTTTTTATTTTATATATTTTTTTTAAGTTTAGTATCACTAAACGAGTATAATATGAGTAATATATCGTTGAACGAAGTTCAACGACTTCTGAAATCAATTATTAACGCTCCGTCTATATGGCGGAGCTTTTTTATTTTGTAATATAAAATCATAAACAAAGTAACCCCATTTTAAAATGCTGTTAATCTTTCTTGAGAAATTTTCTGCGAGGTCTCGAAAAGGATCGTATACGATTTAACATTTTACGAAGTCGCTCCTTAGAGCTTTATTCTATTTATTATTAATATAATATAAATCTAATATAGAGTGGGTAAGGACTCAAATTGTTTCTCGCCTTACTTTATCCACTCTAACATCACTCCGCTCACGATGTTCGCTCCGTATCGCCTAAAATAATACGTATAGTCATTCTTTTTATCCACTACTATACAACTATAAGAGATATACATATATAACGTAGGTAACCAAAACTATAAATAATACTATCCTACTAATATGATTAGACTTTACTAAATCTAACAACTGAGTATAATCTCGTCGTTTTCAATACAGAAGTATTTCAACTTCTCGACACAAGGCTTCGTTACGAATATAATAAATTAAAATTAATTAAATTACATTTAATTAACTTATTCTTTAAAAGAATTAAGAAGAATTAAAGTAGGGGAACCTATTTTTAATTTTGACCCAGGACTATTATATATGATTATATATCTTTGCTTTCAGTCGCATATATATAATGTAACATATATAATAATTATTATAATTAATTTATTTAATTATAAGTTTAATTACGGCATTGACTGATTATAATTTAAAATGCCTAGTAGATGAACAGTGAATAAAGAAATAAAATACGGGAGGCGGTTTTCCCTCAAATTTTCAAAACTTAGAATTTTGAAAATTTTAACCGGAAAAATCGCTTATATAGGGCTCGCAGATTTTGAGCCTTACTTCGTTCGCCTCTTTATCCACTCGCCCCTATTTATCTTTAATATTTTATATAATACTTAATATTTATTATTATAATATACGCTACACTCGCTCCCATACGGTCGCTTTCACTTCGCTATATAATAATACTTATATACTTATATATAATATAAAGATAATACCGACGTATGATATAGCTACGTTACACTCCGCTATATAATACTTATTCGCTTACGCTACACTATTTCTTTTGCTAAGCATAGATGCTTAACTTAAAAACTACCGTAAAATGCAAGCATTTTACCTCTATCTTCTTTCTGCGAAAGAAGCAAAGGCTTAATAGCCTCGTTAGCACTCGGCTATAATACTAATACAATAATAATATAATACTTCTTTTCTCATAAGAAAAGAATCAAAAGAGATACTCTAGCCTCACTTCGTTCGGCTTATAATACTATATAATAACACTAACTACTTTCTTTTAGAAAGAAAGATATCAAAGAAACTTATATAATATATATACGCTCGTTAACTGACTCGCTTCGCTCGTCCTTCGCTCGCTTACTATATAACATATAAACACTTTAGCCTCGCTTCGCTCGGCATTATTATGATCACTAATATAAACACTCTGGCTCGCTTCGCTCGCCATTGTTCTCTTTATCCACATACTTTAGCCTCGCTTCGCTCGGCTTAATATAGTGCGCTCGATAACGCAACGTAAAAATAATATCCCGTCGCTAAAAATATATAGCTTGTCGATACAAAATATATACTTATACAAAAACATTATTTAGTTTATAACTACAAAACAAAAAAAATAATGCTTTAGTCTAAGTATATATAACAGAAATTACATTACAATCAAATGTCTAAGCATATATAATTAAAACAAAAAAATATATATTTAGCTAGGGACTACAAACCGTATCATCGCGACGAATGTACCCCTAACTAAATATATAGATTAATTAACCTTCGGTGTTTTCTTGATTAGCGTTAGCTGGAGGCACCGTAGGCTCTTGTGGGCCGTTATTAACAACGACAAAGTCAGACCCGTTGTTAACCCCACCTTGCGAGCCGAAGCTGTTCTTAAGAGAACGTAAATCTTCACTGGCTTTGAGCTCTGCATAAGATGTTTGCGCTTCGTCCGCAATTGCGGACACGGCACCCATCGCTAACTCAGTAGTTTTCTTTAAACCACCGAAAAGGCCTTTGGCACCGAGCTTCACTGCACCGATGCCGACAGATTTAGTTGCGTTAGCTAAGATACCAACCTTTTTGGCACCCCAGTTCACAACTTGAATGCCGGCATAATTAACTTTCGCTAGTTTATACGCCGACATTAATTCCTCTGTTTTTTCTTCAGAGATTTGAATAGCAAGACCTCCGTCGACACGTTCCACAGTCCCGCCATATTCATTATTCATCTTATCTTCAATATAAGATAAAATTTTTTGGTTATTATTTCTAATAGTAATGGAATTCATTGTACCCTCCTAATTAAAAATTAAAGGGGGACGAACCCCCTATATTAAAATACTTGACCTTCTTCAACTTTCTTAGGTGCTACAGGACGTACTAAGTTCCATACACCACTTCTAAAAGCGTTCAAAGTTTTCATAGCAGAAGAATCCATAGGACGCAACGCTACTAGTTCTTCACCACGTACACCGATAGTATATGCATAATTACTGCGTTGACCATGCGCTAATTTAACGCCATTAGGAGCTTCACCGTTTGTGAACTGAAGAACTTCACCTTCACAAATTTCTACACCGTCAGGGATTTCCAAGCTAAATGCAGTAGCTTGAGATTGACGTTGTAGACGCAATACCAAATTACATGCTTTAGCATCGGCAAGAGCTTTTTCTAATGCTTTACATTCAGCAATGACTTCTTTAGTATCGAAGCTTTGTTTAGCGCCTTTAGCGCCTTTGCCCATAACAGTATAAGCACGAATAGCTACGCTATCCGGTAGTTCGATAGTCATAGTCATATGACCATAGCTATCACGACGGGCAATACCAGTTTGAATTACACGATTAAGAACATGTAATACGGAAGCCATGAAGTCACCTTCATAGGCCAAATTTTCTTTTGTGGCGGATTTTTTACCCCAAGCCATATGACCTACTGCTACTGCTTCCTTAGTAGCGGAAATAATAGTATTGATAAAAATTGTTTTAGACATGATAGTCTCCTTTGTAATAAATAGTACCGGATTTTTTACCCTTAAATCGTTTAACCGGTGAATAAACGATTGCAAAAAAGTTCGCCCTTTCTACGAGCGATATCTGCACGCAAGACAAGCTTACGTACACATATCGCCCCCTGACCGCTATCAGCACAGTCAGGAAGCTAGAGAGGAGGAAATATGAAACGATTGTTGTCAGGCATGATGAGAACACTAGGCCACATGAATCGTAGAGAAAGTTATTCTGTGTGTTTTGTAGGTTGTAGTTTTTATATACATGGGGTTCTTATAGGAGTAAGAAAGACCTAGTATCCTCATCATGCCGATAACGTACTGAGCCGTAAATCAAAAAGGCTCAAAGAAAATTTCGGGGCGGAGCCCTCGGCCGGAGGCCGACTCTACTATCTTCCTCAAAAAGATAATATAAAAAAGAAAAAAGAGAGCCCCGAAGGGCCCTCGCTTGCCTATTTCTTTAATGCTTTAATAAGCAATGTTGTCATAGTAAATCCAAGGCAAAAGAATGCCATAAAATAGAACAATGGACTTTCTTCGTAAATTCGTTGTAGAGTATTCATAATATTTCTCCTTGATTAATCAGAACAAACAGTATCGTACCCACATGGCACTCTACTAATAAATAAATAATCGACATAGTCTTTCATCACAGATTGGACACTATCGCTACTTTTTAACGTAATGAATTTACCGGTAGTATCCATTAACGTGTATAAATAATACATTTCTACGAACATTTTATTCACTCCTTTAAATAAAATAAAGGATAGGAGCTAAGCCCCTACCCTTCAACAATAGTAAATGGACGGCTATAATCTAATATGCCATTATTCCAATATCCAGTTAGACCATGTGCTTCTTTTTCGCCATCACTAATAGAGCTAAGAACCTCGATACCATCGCCACCGGCCATGACTTCTGCCATAAATTGAGCTAGTGCCATATGAATATCTTGATGTTCTGTTTTAGTAATAACATTCATGTAATTAATAGTATAAGTTTTCATATTTGACCTCCTTGAAAACAACGTACTGAGCCGTAAATAAGAATAGAATGGCTCATAAGATATTTCGCCCCGGAGGGGAGAGAAGAACTCTAGTCATCTAAATGTTTTACTTTCTCATAATCAGATTCTAAGCAAACATAGATAGGATGACGTTCATAAGAGATAGGTTCTTCTTCATCTCCAATATTAATAATTGAGTTAATACGTGCGACAGTGACACCATTAATCTTTATAAATTTAGGATGGAAGCTGGCGAGACATAAATCATCTTCCATAACAAATTCATCGATAGCATGATAGATATCTTCACAAGTTTTAATCATGCTAACGGCACCAAAGAACTTATATATATTCACTTTCCATCTCCCTCACTTTCTTTCTTAATTTAATAATATCGTAAACTATATTAGCTAATGGACTACCAAAGAATAACATCTTAGCTTTTTTTTCGGCCACTTCGTTAGCAAAATGCTCAGACCATATATCGATTTTCATACGTTTATATACTAATTCTGCTTCTTTTTCGCATAGAGCAAGTAATTTATTATATAAACGTTGACGATATTTTTCTGGTAAATTTTTCTCTAGAATATAAATACCGAACGCACTACACGCATCGGCATTAATTCTTCCCTCTACAACTAATCTCATTTTATTTACCCTCCTTATATAACAAAATAACTATTAACATCAGTACCAGGATATTTACTAGTTTCATATTTTATTTTAGCTTTTTCATTTAAAGCATCGTCAAGCTTATCATAATGAATAACGTTTGTAATCTTAATGTCATTAGGAGCCATTAGATTAAATACTTCAATTAACCGATATGGTTTACTATGGTCAACAGGAATATGGAAACATTTAATTTGATTACTCATGCCTAGTTTATCTAATGTGTTATGTAAAATAGTAAGAATCTGTTCTGCTTCATCGATAGAAGCACAGTATCCGACAGAAATTAATTCATCGGTATCTACTTTATACAGATGAATAGTTCGCGGACCGTCTAGATTCTCAATTACGTAACCAGGCACTTCATCTTCTTCAAAGATATATATTTCACCATCGTAATCATCGAGAAGATAACCCACTAGCGTGCCAGGATTCAAATCAATAGTAATAGTATTAAGAATAATGTTATTAATACCGATAGAATCTAAAACATTACGAGGGAAGTCGCCCTCCCTCTTATTCACTTCGGTTTCACCTATATAATAGAACTTACCATTTTTATAACTACATTCATATACTAAATACTTCATAATAACCTCCTTATACATATTCAAAACAATTTTTAGCATTATCTTGTGCTAACTCTGTTATAACTTCCTGAATAACTTCTCTTATAGTTCTATCCCAAGATTCTTTTTCATGGAACGGGATACCGACTACATTAACGCTAACTTTACCATTTATAATATGCATATCAATATTAGCACGCATGCCATATTGACAAAATAATAAATCGAGTTTATCCATCATTTCTACAGGTTGATAAGTTTTAACTAACATATTATACCTCCTTATGCAATAACATAAATTAAAGGAAAATTTCCTTTACTTACAATATTATTCGCTACATTAATATCGTTAAATTCATCGTTTCTAACATAATCGATAAAAGGACCTTCTTTAAAAAACGTAATTAAATTAATTTTATCTTTTAAACATTTAACAGCAAAAGCTCTTTTATATGAATTAATTTTGCTATTATATTCGTTAGCATATTGAACTGCTTTATTTAAATCTTTATCAAACGATATAGTATTAGTATTTAAATTATCATCAAATATTATAACTTTATAGATAAACATAATATAACCTCCTTAATTATTAAAATTGCCGACCAATCCTAAACAACCGACAACTTGCCCTTCATCATTACGCAAAAGCTGGCCAGGAGAAACTAAATCTTTACGCAAAGGCAAAGCTTCTCGTACCATAGCAGATACTAATAGGTATACTCCTTCTTCATAGTCAGGCAAACCGGCAACTTCGCCGAAAACGGGACGGTATAAATCAATGCCGTCCACCTTCTTATCCACTTTCTGATACTCGCAAGATACTCTTGCTATAATTTCACTAGCTTCTATAACTACATCTAAATCAGGAGCTGTACCATTTAATTTAAATATTTTCACCTCATGCGGTGTAAGATTCTTTAGCATATCATTTTCCTCCATAAGCTAAATAAAATAATACTCAAAAGAAATTTCGTAGCGGAGCTAACATAATCATACTAAAATAAAATCCGATCGCATAGCACACAAGAAAAAAATAAATTAATATAAATAAGACAAAAGTATTAAGCCGTGAATAAAAGAGAGGAAGGCAGTCCCGAAGGGGACGACTAGAGACGAAGCGACCGGACAAAAGTCCACTGTCGCAAGCGAAAGAAGACGAATACGTCTCGCGACTGCCGACGGACATACCAAATAAAAAAAATAAGATTTAGAAACGAATAGTAGAGGAGAATATTATCCGTTTCTAAATACTCGTAAAATATTTCGTCCCGGAGGGTTAAATAAAATGACGAATATCAGTGCCTTCGTATATAAACGAGAAGATATCGTCTTCGTTAAACCAAGCATATTTCCGGGCCACTTTAATAAGATAAGAACGTGATGAACTCAAATAGATTCGTTCGTCCTTTAAAAAATATTCGGGAATAACAAGAAAATACAATGTTTCGCCGATAACAAATGGCTTCTTATCAACCCAACAAAGTCGAGGTCGATAAGCTTCCTTCTTATTCGAAGGAATAACAATACGCCACGTAAACCAATCATTTTTACTCCCGTGACGTAATTCTATATTCTTAAAAGGCATTAAATCGCCTCCTTTAAAAAATTAAAAATTTAGGGCTCCGTAATAAACGAAGCCCTATAATAATATTAGATACAACCATTATAACCAGCACAACGTGCTGTATCTTCTTTAGACTCAACTAAAGAACGGATTAATTCAGCCATTTCTGGCTCCAATGAATCCATCGCTTTATCAAATTCAAAGTTAACCGCAACGTATTTATACAAGCAAATGTCCTCTGCAGGATATTCAGCAGGCACATCTACAAGTTTTTTAACAGAATAATCATATTCGCGATAAGCACAGAAGGCGACGCCATTCTCTACTTTATTCACTTTTAATTCTTTATACTTGTGATTCTTAGATTCACTTAAAGAATACCAGTTATACCAACCAAGTAACTTTTTATTATCTAAAAAATTACTAACGTTATATTTATTAACATCATATACAAATTTCATAATAAATTCCTCCATATATTAATATAATATTTTTATCTATAAATATTTTCTACTTTTAATAATATTTCTAATACGCCTTCTTCATTTAACCACCCTATTACATCATTTGTAATAGGTGTATCATAGATACATTTGTCATTACGAAGCATAGCTAGTTCAAATAATCCTTCATCTCCACCATATGTAGCAACACTACGTATAACAGATACTTCCATATCTGGATTATTTGGAACGCTGAATCTCCAACATTCAGTTTCGGGAGCAAATATGTTGTTTTCTCTGATAAAAAAACTTTTAAATAATGGATGAGACTCAAATTTATTATTAATTTTTAACAAATCATTTGGCATAGATTCTTTAATAATTTCAATATTTTTCATAATAATTCTCCTCTATCGTATTATAAGTGTACGACTCACTAATAATTAAATTTAAAAGAGGGAAAATCCCTCATAAAATATTTCGACGCGGAGCGTATCAAACGTTCCACGCCGAAAATTATGTTAATAATAAATCAAAGGTTAAACTGTCTTGTGCACTGCCCCGGAGGGGATTATGCTTTTCTGCAAAGAAGACAAATGGTATGGATATCATTACCATAGCTTTCTTTTTCAATTGTATTAAACATTGCTTCGTCTAATATTACTTTGCCGCAGAATGTTTCTATAAATTCTTTATTACCAGGAATTTCACAATCCACGACCTTTACAAGTTTACCTTTAGAATCTTTCTTTTGAGATTTAACATAAAGCCCATCCCCTTGTTTACCTTGATTATTTGGCAATAAAAAGAATTCATAGCCGTGATCTTTGGCGGCAAAAATCTTTTGCGATTTTTCCAAAGTTTTTTTGGTTCCTGCTACGCGAACAACAAATTTTTGTTCGTCTACAGGCTCTTCAATGATTTCCATTAAGTGAACCACTGTAAATAGTCCACCAAAATTATCGCGAAATACTGGGCGCAATCCATTTACAATGCGACCAGTAAAAAATCTACCATCAGTCGACTCACCGTTTATAAACTCTACTTCATCCCCATCAAGAATATTATTACACTCTTCACTGGTACAAAATACATCATATCGACGGAATAAAGGTGAATCTTTTAATTCTATTCCTTGTTCCTGACGATACAATGTGCCGGTCTTCATGGCATCTATTACTAATTCATACTCAAGAACAGTACTTGCGAAGTTAAAGCCATGTTCTTTAGATTCCTTGAAAGCATCCTTTTCATTACCAATATATGTGCGAATCATATTGGCAATATAAGATTTAGCTTTTGAAAAGGCACCTTCAACCTTAAATCCTTTAATTGACAATGACTTAGCGCGACGCAAGTCATCGCAAGTCATATTAAGAATTTCATAAAGAGATCCTTTTTTGGCTTCTAATTTCTTGTATCCTGGCTTAATACCCATTTTGGTTACTTCTTTGTTCAATTGTTCTACAACACGTTTTGCAGCTTCTAACTGCATATCGTATAATGCATCTTTTAATACTAATTTTTCAGTTTTTTCTTTTTTCATTTTATTATTCCTCCTTATTAAATACTTTATGTTCTACAACTTCAAATTGAGCAATTTGCTCGTTCCAAACCACTGTTGGAGTATAATTTCTACGAGCTTGCTCAATATCTTTAAGTAGGAAACATAAAGGATCAAAAACGGTTAAACCTGTTTTAGCGCTGTCAATTATCATTCCGATAACTGCTGGCGCAACAGCCAAACAATCTAATAAGTAATTTTTAATAGATTCTTTAGATCTGTCAGAACCAACAAAATCAAGAGTCATTTCTTTGATCCGATCGTTCATGACTTTATCCATTGTTAAGTCAGAACTATCATCGAATCGGCGAACATATGGCGCATTTCCATGTTCTTTCCCATACTCTTCTGCTATATTATTTTGTAATTTTTTAATAACTTTTTCACTATTAAGATTTTGTAAAACCGTTGAAGCACAGCTATTATAAACACAGAATACGCCTACGGCCGTATTGCCTGTGGCTAATGACGCTAAATATACTCCAGTCATAAGCTCAGAAATATCAGCAAATGTAATGCTAATATTTTTACCAAGTTCATCTGGAATATCTACAGAGCGACTAATGCGGCCTTCGAAGATCTTTAAATCTTCACCAACCATTACCATACAACCGTCTGTATCATTATCCATACCACCAAGTAGTCCCTTTACTTTTGTACTGCCTGAATAGATGAATATACTTTTTGGTGCATTCATAAAAATATCAAGCAGCATTTTAGCTTGAAATTCTTTAAGTTTTTTTAGTTTTACATAAATTTCGATACGTTTTTTAACGGTATTAAAGTTTGTTACTCTAGCTCGGAGATTCTCTCCATTTGAAGAGCATGGAAATCTCATCAATATAGCAATTTTATAACGCAATGTTTTTTTATTCATTGTGAATATTTCATCATCACGCAATAATTTAATACCAAACATTTTACCTGGATCTCCTAATGCACGAAGATACTGACTATTTTTATCTCCTTTTGCCTTAAGATTCTTAAGCTTCTTTGTAATATTTTTTGCTATCTCTTTGCCTTTATGACTATAGATATAATTATCTACAGTTAATCTGGGATCTGCCAAAATAGCACATTCAATACCTGTACCTCCGAAAGAACCCTTTTTGTAGGATTCTAATACCTGAAGAGCTTCGTCTACAAGTATATTAACAAGGTATTGAAACTTTACATTTTTTAAGATATTCATTATTTTCTCCTCTCATTACAAGTCATCTAACATACTCATTGAAGTCGTGCTGATGCATTTGACCAGATGCTGTTGCCTGAGTAGCTTTAATAACCTGTAATACTTTAAACTTATTATTAGCCGGTTTTATGAACTGTGGAACAGCTTTAAATCCATTAAAATCAGTTACATAAACCAATTCTCCAGTAGGGTTGCCAACGATCCATACTTTTTGTGGACCCTTGTAATCTCTATTGATTTCGCTGAGAGATTGAATATTTTCTTGTTCAATCTCTGCAGCAACATTAAACCATCTGCTCATATTATGCATAGGAGTAGATCCTGTTTTTGTACAGGAGCTTACTCTAACTTGCAAATATGCATTTACATCTGATGGCACTCCATATTCTCGGCAGAACCACCAATGATTGTGATAACTCTGACCGTCCAATTCTGACTCACTACCTAAAGACATGTCATTAAAAATCATAATACAATTTTTAGATAAGTCTAGCGAAACTTCTTTGCCGTTAGCCGACCACAGATTAGCGTAAGTTGACATTTTAGTTGCCTTGCCTACGCTTAATTCTACAATATGATCAAAGAAACCAATCCCATTATTTGCTTCCCTAATCTTTGGCAACCAAAAATCTAATTGTTCTTTTGGAACAATTAAACGTTTGCCATTTCTTAAAGATGCAGCTGACATTGCAATAGTGCCATATTCTACACCCTGAATAGTGTATGTTTTAGTAGCTTCTTCATCGGTATCGAAATTGTATGCGACTATGATACAGTCGCGAATAATCTCTTCTATTAACATTAAAGACTTATTAGTGTAGACAAAGTCGTCTTCACGAATTTCTCCTATGCCAGTCAAGACTTCTGCAGCAGGAGCTACATCAGACTCTTCTATAGCTCCTGTAACATTATAATCAACAATAGTCATATAGCTATCTCGGCTAGTTAAATATAATAGCCTAATTTTAGCTGTTTTGAGATCTTGTTTTGTTGCAGAAAATTGTGTCCAATCTCCAGACGGAATGTGCTTAACACTATTTGCAAATTCTGTACACATAAAATTTTTCTTTTGCCTGTTCATACTTTATTCCTCCTTTTATGAACATAATTAGTTTAACGTCATTTCGGACAAATTTTTATATAAGATAATCATAGCACACCAATGGTGCCCAGTTATCTTTCATAAATTGTATAGCAGATTCTAAACTGCCAAACTTTTTATGTTTATGAGTATTATACCCATCTATATTATTTTTTGCTTGTTCCCAGGTACGATATATGCCTGGTTTGAAACCTCTTGCCACACTATAGTATGGCAAACGTTTAAGCTGCTCAGACAAATACTTCAATTTGTTTCTATCTGAACCTTCGATAGAAGCTATGAATAGTATATTCTTACAACTCCTTTCTTGAAGATAAATAATGTCTCCATATGTCTGCATACGTGTATGTATGCCAGCCTTAGCATAATACATTTTTGCTGCCTCTGCTACAGTTTTTGCATTTCTGCTATGATCTGTAGCTTCGACGATTTTAAGTGTTTCAATATTTAAAAATAATAAACTTGTCATGATTCTTTCCTCCTCATCATGATACATAAATATATACTTAACTATAGTTTATAGTCATACAGTTGGACTAACATTTTAGCGATAAACTGGTACTGCGACCTTGTCGCCAACTTTAATATTGCGAGAAGTTGCACCTCCATCTAACCCCTTAGACTTTTCTACAGAAATACTAATAGCATCTCTAATACTGTAATCAACATCTGTTCCTTGGTTGGCATCTCTTACGATGCCTTCTAAAGTTTCTCCGTAAGAAACAGTATGGATGATATACCGTTCTGGTTGTTGTGGTGTTGCTACATAAACTATTGTTCCTGCAAATACTGTTGCTGCTAATAAAATTGTTGCTAAATTCTTTTTCATGATCTTTTCCTCCTGTCATGAACAATTAAAAGAAGGTCATCGAATACGTGATGACCATATGATATAGACCCTACCTCTAGGTCAATCAATACCTAGAATCAAAGTAGGGGGGGCGGACTTTAGCCACCACCGACTCTATATCAATAACACTTACCCCGTCTAAAATTTTCCTAAATTTTCGCTCCTATAAGGAAAATTTCTCCTATATCTATACTAACCCATTATATGTAAGTTATCGCTGCGCTTCTTACCACTCTAAAATTTTCTAATTTTTTGTTTTATATAGGGATTTTTTTACTGCTTTTTAATTTTAATCATTTAAAACAAATTAACCTATTGATTAACACATCACACGTACACATTCTCTTTATCCACTTTAACTAAACTAACATTATATGTGAAATTAAAATTATTAAAATTATATTCATTTTCTCTCTCTTTCCCTTATTAATAATAAATCTGAAAAATATACGCACCGTAAACTTTACCCTATATGGCAAACATATATTCGATATAACAAGCCAAAAAAATTACCCCCTATACTATGTATAGGAAGGTAATAAATCTCTTACTATCTCTTTTCCTCGTTTTTTGAGGGCGCCAGAGCTTATTTCGCGATATGTAAGTGTATTTATCTCGAAAGCTCGGTAAGCGGCTCGTACACGGTAAATTTTGAATTTTTCGGCTATTGCTAACGCGACTAAATAAAATTTTTTATAGTTAATCGCATCGGGTTTATATGTATCAATGTCGATCCAATAATCTTGATTAGAATTAATATGTAAAGTTAAACTCCTAAGTTGTCGTTTATTGAGATACGAATAAGCGCCAAATGTAAGAGCTAATATATGGTGTACGTATTCTAATGTATCGTATTGCATACATAAAGTAAATACTAATTCTCGACCGTCGAATACTGTTTTTACAGAGCGCAATTGTGATGTACTCCTTTATGTGCTTTTACTAATAATTCTTGTGGCTGAAATATTTTTTCTTCGGGAGCGCCGAATAAACTCCACGCTACACTTCTTATTTTATTACGATATGCTTCGTATAGGCGAAGCGTTATATTATAAAACTGATTATAATTAATTAGCTTGCGAGTGCCAGATTGAATACCGACAAATGGGTATTCTCTGCGTACGACTATAACGAATCCATCTAATTCATTATCGTATAATAATAAATAATAGACTAATGCTACAGCAAATGCTCGTTCGTTTTCTTCGTCTGTGAATATATCAAATTGTTTATATAAAGTAAGCGTCAGCTGGCGACACTGTTCGAAATCCACATAGTTCATAAGGGTCTCTTGCCATATGGTAAAATATCGAATAGAATATAATCTTTAATATATTGTACAAAAATACGATATGCATCATCTTGAGTATACAATTTATCTTTGTCTTCGACCAAGAATGTTTCAATTTGCCAAAATTTATTTTTAATATTACAATGGGCATCAACTAATGCATAAATTTCTTCAGCTGTATCAGAAGAAGTCATTAAATCACTTAATTGATCTGGTTTTGTCATCTGAAATCTTTTAATTTCATTAAGATTATAGTTAACATCAGAAAATAAAAATTCTCCGTATTTTGCTTTATGAAACATATCGACTAAAAATGCTATAATATTTGCCGACGATATTCTTTTACAAGTATATAAATAATTTAAATATTCTGCAATTTTAATTTGTTGTGTCATTTTATAATCTCCTTCATCGTTAAATTAAAAAATACAGCTTGATCTAATTCATATAATCCATTATCATTCTGATAAATTAATGGATGAGCATATGAATCATTAATTTTATTATAATAATTTTCTTCTTTAAACCCATAATGATTTAATATATAGAAGATTAAATTATATAACATCGGTAAATCCACATAATTCGGCTTATCCACTTTAATATTATAATGAGTATAATCTCCTCGTCGGAATTCTACGTTAAATCCTAAACGCATTATATTTTTATATCTCATATATTCAGCTAATACTAAGAATATAAATAACGAAACGAATTCTTTATTATACTTACCAAAAGACATATAATATATATTATTAACAAAATTAAAAATATTACTGAAGTATTTCACTCAGATTTACCTCCTTTTATATTAAGTATAAAATAAAAAAACTCCCTAGTCAATAACTAGGGAGTTAATATTAAGATATAATATATATACCTAAATTAAAATTATAATTACCAATGTTTATTAAGTTATTATTAAAATTTAAAGAATGACCAGATTTAACTCTTAAACAAAAATAATCGTTTTTTATAAAAAGCGACCTATCTAATGAATTTTTAAAATTTATTGAAATACCATTAAAAGAACTACTAACGCCAAGTTCAGATACGTTATTTTCTCTTAAAATTTCATCTTTTAATAATATATTTACATTTGTTTGATACGATGTTTCTTCATGGCTATCATCACTTCCACCTGTCCAATATTTATGTTGAGATTGTGTATGATAATATATAGCTGAAAAACCATTTGGAATTCTACATAAATATAAATTATATATGTATCCATTATTTCTATATCCCAAATATTCAGCTCTTAAATTAGAACCAGAAACATATTCTAAATCCATTTTATACATAGAACCACGATTATTATCAGTTTTATTTAATTTAGCATTAATATCTCTAATTTGGCTATTGATATTATCAAGATCATTTTGGATTAAAAAGCGTTGCCATTGTCCATTATACCATCCAGGATTCAATTCACTATTTAAATTAGTTTGACGGCAATGAATAGAACCGACGTCAAAATTTTGACGATTATCGATCATGCCACCGAAACCAATCCAAGCAAATTGTTCGGTACCATCTTTATTATAAGTCGAGAATTTAATATCTGATTTGTTCATATGGATCCGACCATTAATATCATCTCCACTTTTATTCACTTTTCCATTGATCTCCGCCTGTAGGGCGTCATTAAGTTTACTTTTCGAGATATTTTTATCTCGAATTTTACTTTCAGTAATACTATTATCAGGATGATCGATTACTTCTTGTGTTCTATGTTTACTTAATTCTGTTTTAAGTGCATTTAATGCTTGTTTTAAATCATTGCCATCAGCTAACATTTTAGCTTTTAATTCGTTCTTTAAAGCATTAAGCATATCATCGATTTCATTTTTTAAATAATATTTAGAAATCAAGTCGGACAATAGTCCGTCTACCTCTTCTTTAGTATAATGATTTTTAAGTAAATGAACTTTAGTCGGAAATAATTTAAACAACAAATAAGCGCTTAATGCGCGTTCTTCATCATATTGAGAATCATCGTTATAATCGGTCGACGAAATAATCGTACCTTTATCGAGTGCTTTTACTCTTGCTTTAAGAGCATTAAGCATATCGGCACGTTTCGGCTCTGTTTCGTGTACCGAAAAATCATAATCATAAATTGTATTATCAGACATATTATATATCCTTTATTTTTAATAATATAAATAGAAATTCTATTATTATATTACAATAAAAAAGACGGCCTTTCGACCGTCTTAATTAATTATTATAGGTAATTAACACCGTTTATTTGTGCAATCTTACGAGCTCGGTTTCTGATCCAATTACCACCGCGCAGCTATGCTGCTTAAAGCGGTGTATAAAAACTACAAATAGTTTACTCCATTCATAGCTGCTATTTCCTTCGCACGATTACGTATCCAATTACCACCGCTTGTCGTTAAGCCATCTTCGCTACGTACATGACATTCTGGAACAAGAATATCGAGATCCCAACGTTCAGATGGATAGTCGTATAAATCTTGGCGACGTAAACAACGTTCACCATGAGTAAATACTTGACTTAACGGAATATTCCATTGCACACAACAAAGGTATACTAATGTAGCCATTGCTTCTAACTGTAAACCATTAACTGGTTCTGGACCCGGCACGTAAGTGGAATAACCCATATAACCATCGCCACTTAACGAAGCATTTACATTAGAACAAGTAGCAATACCGAAGTTATTACTATTTTCATGATAACAATGTGCACCATAGGCATCTAAATCGTTCATAATATGAACAGTACCGTTGCCATCGATACACATATGATAATCATCGAATAATTGATCATAATGACCAGCTGTCCAATGTAACGTGATCATTTGATTAGAAGAACCTTGTTGTTGAATGATCGGATAAATATTATTAATAACGTTAGCTCGCACTTGAGCTAATTGTTCTTCATAAGACATATTTTTAATACTTCCTTTATCTAGTTCGTTTCCACATATTAACTGTTAAATATGGCGGCATATTATTATGTGCCTGACCTCCGCCAACAGACGAGGTATTAACGTTAATATTAATATTACGATTATTGCCGTATGTTTTATCCAAAGATGTTACGGCGTGCCATTCTGTATTCGTACCGATCGGAGAAGATCCGACATCGTTACCGTGACCAGAACCGTTCCAACCAGCTAATCTAGACTCTGACTTAAAACGGAATCCGGTTTCTGGATTACGATTAGGATTTGCCGAAGGAAAAACACCGTTGTTATCATACAACGTACTAAATGCATGATAATGATCACCTAGTATAGAAATACTAGTATTAACATTATGAGTATGGCCAGGTATTTCGCTATCGCTTAAACGATGTGTTTTTTCGCCGCCAATAGAACCGAGTGCAAATCCATCGCCTTCATTAACTAACATTCGACCAGCCGGAAGTTTTTCCCAAGTACCTCCAAATAATACCGCCGGATTCACATTATTCACATTCATATATATAGAACCGACGGGATATATTTGTTCTTGTACTTTATTTAATTTAGATAATATTTCACTTACTTTAGAAGTTAGCTGACCGACAGTAACAACGTCGCTAGTTTCAATACCATTAGCTACATTACTAATAACACGTTTAACTGTTTCGTTACCAATACTTACTTGATTAGGTAATGCTGCTAAACTACCGGCACCTAAAGCAACAGAATTTTCACCAACTGCTTGAGAACCAGCGCCAACGGAAGTGCCACTGCCCAAAATATTAGTACCGATAGACATTGATTTATTGTTTTGACGGTACTGTATTGTAGACGATATTTTTCTCTTATTATTTTCCCAAGTAACCAGAATATTATCGCCAGCAACAATATTCGAAGTCTTTTCATCGATAATTTCCTTAGTATACGTTTCGTCACGGCCCATAAATAATTTAGCTACTTGTGTCTTAGTATAATAAGGACTTAAATCGATATTTGCTTCGATTACATTATCACTATTAATTGTAATAGTCGAACCTGGTCTTAATTTATCTTGTTTAGTTTCTTTAAGATTAACAATATCGTTATGATCGGCTACAAATTCTTCAGGTGACTGAATATAAATTTGATTGCGATTAATCGTATTATCACGGATTAATTTATCAAGTTGAAGAGCGCTAATAATATTAACCTTCAAACTTTCAACTTTAAATTTTCGCATTAAGTTAATCCTTTCATATATAATATAATTTGTATTACTTATATTATATTACATATTATTCTGCATCGTTTTTTTCTTGATATGTACCTTGTGCAGAATTGTATTTGCTATTAATAAATTTATTAGCAATTTGAGTAGCGGCAGAACCGCCACCACTCAAACTAGCTAATGTATCGTAGTGATCCCATCTATGCCCTGTAATTACAAGATATAGAGTCACACCGATTAATAATAATAACATAACAAAGGAAATAACGCGTGTATAACTTAATTGTTCATTTTCAAATAACATCATTTTGAAAAACTTACTCATCCTTGTCATCTTCCTTAATATGATTATTGAGTTTAAATTTAATTAAATTTAAATCGATAGTATCGATATGTTCTAATAAATCTTTACCGAACTTAGATGTTACCGATTTATTATATTTAATTAATTCGTAATTTTCTTTAAACGAAAATAATTCGGTTAAAAAGATTACGAAATAAATAATAAAAGCTATATAATTAAATGTATGCTTTAATGCATACGGTAATTCTTTAGGCATACTTACACAATCAAGTGCAAATGCTATTAAACAGGCAATCGAGTATTGAAATATCTTAAAAACAAAGCCGCGATAAAACACGCGGCTTGATTTTTGTTGACCCCAACCACCCCAAAAGGCTTGTATAATTGCTTTGTAGTGCCATAAGGAATATTTAGTTATGGTTAATGCAAATAATTTCATAACCGTATCGGACATAACGAGTATAAACATAACAGCATATGCTATTACAAAATGTTCGACTGCGTCTGGTACAGTATGATTTAAATACAATAAGAAATTAATGAGTGTCATTGGGTTATATATTTCCTATTAACCTGGACTACTAGAACTACCGGCATCTGTATCTACAATTTCGCCGACTACTAACAATTGATCAAGCTTATCTTTTAATTCAGGATAAATTTGTTCCATTGGAGTTGCGTCATTTGCAGGATCGTATTGTTCTAATAATTGCCATTTTTTCAAAGAATAATTATAACGTTGACGACCATCTAAAGTAAATAAAGGCAAACGATATTTTAAGAATTCTTTGTCGTTCATCTTAGGATGATTAGATTTAATATGAACATGCATATTTTTAACAAAATTGTTTATTTCTTGTTGATGTGTAGAATCAAAACGATAGCCTTTATGATTTTCTAATGCATCAGCACCAGAATTAGACGATTCTTTCATTATATCATAAGCATAATTGCTATAATCTACAATTTCAGCATCATCACCGAAGATGAATTTAGTAAATCCATTTTCCATAAGCGGTTTATAATAATAATTATTACGTTGATTTTCTTGTACAAGACGTCTAAAAATAGGTAAGCGCCAAGGAATGAAGATTTTATTCACCAATACTTCTTCAATAGTTTTATTAAAGAATAATGGACATGTTAAATTAGATTTGCGACAATCTAATTTAGTAATATTATCTTCACGTTTTAACATTAGATCACTATTAGTTTCATCAGTAATAGTAGAATCTACATGATATTTAGTAGTCCAATGAGAAGGAAATAATTGAATATATTCTTGAGGATCTAAATAATTATTATTTAATGTTAAACGATCTCGATTTTTATTAAATACAATATTTAATTTATCTTCAGAATAAGAACATTGTATTAAATCGGAGAATGGGAATCCGACAAATCTATCTTTACCTTTAAATTCAAAAGTAATAGTATTATTATCACTATATTTATAAGCAGTATCTAAATCTGTTCCACCTAATTTTCCGCTATCAATAGAATAATAGCCATCTTTAGTCGGAGCAAAATAACTATTTTTAGGAGAAATTCCGTCAATAAAAAGATTACCATATCCTTCAATAGTTATAATGCCTTTATTACTATATTCATTAGAAGCAGAAGGCAACACTTTTTCTGCGAAAGATTTTCGGCTATAACCGATCATTTTGCAGTTATATTTAGGACTAAATTCTTTTTTGTCTTCTGTTAGTGCACTAATATCCTCCCATTTGCGTTTAGCATAGTTAAACTTTTTAGTTTCATCTAAGCTATATAACGGAAGTTGCAAAGAATAACAATCTTGATTAAAAGTATTAAATTTAGTATGATCGACTAAAATATGGAAATATTTGTTCATAAGTTTGGCGAATATTGTATTAAAGCCACCATAATTTTTAGCTTTAGTTAAATAACTTTCTGCTGTAACGCCATAAATATTTTGAACACTATACGGGTCGACTTGTTTTACAAATGGAGGTTCTGGAGTTAAATCAGATTGGCGCTCATTTACAATTCCAATATTATCCACGTTAAGTAAACTTTTTACTTTAATCTTAATTGGACTAAATTGTCGACTATCATTATAATCATCTATATTAGCATGTAAAGTATAATCATCTTTATAAAGAATATTCCTAATCAAAGCATAGTCTACATATAAGCGATCGGCTACAACTTCTTTAACATAAGCATTTGGACTTAAATAGAAAGTCGAGCATTTTACATTTTCTAAAACTTTATCGTTAACAATAAATTTAGTATTATAATCAGCTAATGCAAAATCACCATTGTAACCATTAGAACCAGGAACATACCCAGGCATTCCAATAGGAGGTCCAGATGGTGGTTTTTGTTGATCAATAAGGTCGAAATATTCTTTATCACCTTCAGTAATTGTTTTAACAGTATTGTCTTTTACTTTAACTGTAAAATTAATACTATCAATTTTTTTAGCACCAGTTAAATATTGCATATTTTCTGGATAGAAAATAGCTGCATCATTAACTATTAAAGTTAAATTACGATTGACTTTGTTAGACTCACTAAGAACAATGCTATTTACTAGTGAATCGCTAGGAAAGAACATACCAAGTTCTTTATTAGCAGGAAGAATAAAATCTTTTACGCCCTGAGCAAAGATACAATTATCTTCAGTTAATTTACCAGTATTATTAGGTGAATAAACAAATCCTGTATGAATATCTAATGTACCGCCAGCCATACCTGTTAATTCCGTAGAATTCTTAATATTATCTTCTACTTGTTTTGGTAATTTAGTAATATCTTCGGCTAATGTTTTAGTGGTACCAGTAGCTTGAATACCGTTTTTATTTAAAATTTGTTTTACGTCTTCTAAATCATTATGAATAAGACCTAATGTTTCAGTAAGTTTATTTACAATATTTTCAGTCGTTGAATCTGCCATTATTAACCTCTAATTTTACTAACTTCTTCTTGAATTTTCTTAAGAGCATTATTAAACTCTTCACGTGTAACATAATTACCGGCAGCGCCACCACCGCCGCCAAGTTCAATCCACGATGCACCATTCCACATATAAATTTTCTTAGTAGCACTATCTTGAACTAATGTACCTGGACCTGTTTCCGGGGTATAATTTGGAATACCTGAATTTTGTAACGGACCATTTAATAACTTCCAATTGCCAGTAGAATCAACAACTTCTACTGTACAGGTACCATAATTAACAAATAATTTACCCATATTCTCCATAGAAGCTCTTGGTTTACGTTCTTGAGATTGGCCAGCTTTTGTTAAAATAGAATTTGAAATTTCAAATTTTAAGTTATTTAAAACTGATTCGCTAATTTCTCCAATTTCGTTCCAATCACGATTAGCCCAGCAATAACATTTTATCATTGGTCCACTCTTATGAACCATAATTTGACCTTCATAAGCTCCAGGGACAATACCCATTGGAGCTTCAGATACAACAGGTCTAGCCGCCTTAATTTTTTTATTTAAAGCTGTTAAATCTTGTGCTAACTTTTTAGCCCAAGCTAGCATTTTAGTTTTAAATTGATCGAGTTCTTGCATCTATTAATCTCCTAAATTAAGTTCTGCATTATATGCTGCGAGAATATCAAAATCTGTAAAACTAAGATCGCTAGGTTTTACTACTTCGGTTTTCTTAGCATATTGACTAAGATCACCAGTAGCGCCGCCTCCAGTTGCAGTTAACATTTTAGTTTGTGTATTATAAGATAAACCAGAACCAAATGTAATCTTATCTTGCTTACCCTGAATAATAGCACTATTTTGAATAATATCGCCAACATTTTGAGCAGTCGTATAATTAGCTTTAGCTGCAAATAAAGTTTTAGCAGTATCTTTATCTAAGAAATTTTTAGCAATAATAGCATTATTAATTGCATTAGCAAAAGCCGGTGTAGTAGCTGCAGCATCCAAATCGCCACGAGTGATATAATCACCACGAGTTTGGAAAACGCTTTGCGCAGCTGTTAAATCAAGTTTACTATTAAGATTTGTATTAATAGTATCGATTTTACCATTAATTTGGTCAACATCAGATTTATATTCTGTTTTAGTTACATAAGAACCACGCATCTGATATCTTGTATCTGCATAGGCTTCTTCTAAATAACCTATAAGTCTATTAGTTAAACCATCCGAAGTTACATATTGTCCTTTAGGTTGATATACATCAGATAATCCAGAAATTGCTGTATTAATTAATGGTTGAACTAAATCTTTTACATCTTGATCACTTTTAATTTTAGATTGTAAATCTTGAATAGCTACAGTATATGTATCACGAATCCAATTAGCAAACTCTACTTTACTTTGATAATTTGTAACATTTTCTGTCGATTTATCATCGATTGCTTTTTGCAAAGCTTTTTTAGCTTCGACTAAAGCGGATTCTTGATCGGTGATTAATTTAGTTAACGAAGTTTTAGCTGTTTCAAATACTTGTTTATCGAGCTTACCATCGATTTCTTCCTTCGTAGCTTTTTTAGCTAATTCAGTAAGAATAGATTGAACAGCCGATTTATTTTGATTTACACCAGATTGAATATTAACGATAGTTTGTACAGCATCTTTTACAGTGCCAAGCTTGTCGTCGACAATTTTTTCGATAGCAGTTTGACTTAATGCAGTTCTAAATAATGCACGAGCATTATCAATTTCGTTTTTAGTAGCAAATGTACTATCAGTATAAGTCTTAAATTCACCGATCTTAGTAACGATTTTTTTGTCGACATCGACACCTTTAATAAATGTACTTATATCAGACTTTTTAGCATATGTAGTGTCAAGACCAGCTACTGCAGCCTGAATCGCCGCATTAACAGTTTCTGTATTAGAATAATTAGCTAATTCAGATTGCTGTACATAATGAGCCGCTTTAATCGCTGCAATATCTTCTTCATGTTTACTAATTTTAATATTAGTTTGACTAAATACATCGTTATCGACATAAGAACCGATAGGTTGATAATATGTATCGGCAGTAGTTTTAGTAAGATATTCACCTTTAGGTTGATATGTTTTTAATTTCTCTTCGATTTGAGTAGCAACTACAGACGGAATTTTAGTTGTTTCTAATGCATTAAATTTATTATTAACTTCAGTCGTTCTAGCATTAAATACAGAACTTTCAACTTTTGTCGATAAATCGCTTACGCTAACTTTACTAGCAAGAGCCGTTTCGTTAGACGTAACTTTTTGACGTAATAATTCTAATTCGCTAGCATTAGCTTTTTTGTCTAACTCTAATACCATTTCTGGTTTAGATACATATTTATTTTTAGTTACTAAATCGTTTAATACTTCTTTAACTTTATCCGCCACGGCGTTAGGATCGACTTTACCGCCTTCACCAGCTTTTAAAGCTAAGTTATTAACTTTAGTGGATAAAGCAGTAGCATCTTCAATTGCTTTAGTTAATTTAGTATTAATTTCACTAATAGATTGAGCATTATCTTGCGCCTTAGATTTGGCTTGTTGTGCTGTCGTATTAACTTCACGAACTGCAGTATCAGCTTTAGATTCTGCCTTAATAACACGAGTTTCTACTTCGCTTTGCGTAATGATATTAGCAGTTTTAATTTTTAATTCTTCTTTAGTAGCATATTCACTAAGAGCAGTAACGTCAGCCTTGCGGATTAATGCATCGTCGACTTGTTGTTTAGTGTAAATCTTATCGAGTTTTTCTAAAACAGCAGCTAAATCTTCATGTCCTGCTAATTGACGTGCTAAATCTTTTAATGCTTGTACAGTAGAAGGATCGAGAGTCGTAATCGCTTGAACTTCTTCTTTGGTAGCATAATTGCCTTTTTCTTGATATAAAGAATCGGCTAATGCTTTAGTTAATAAAGTTTTAAGTTTTTCTTCGATGGCGAAAACTTTAACTTTGTTATCTTCGGCCAATGCTTTAGCATCAGTAGCTAATTTACCAGACTCAGCAGATAATTTAGCTTTATTAGCAATTGTTTTTACATCTTCGATATTTTGAGTTAATAATTCAGTTTTAACACGAAGTTCTTCTTTAGTCGGATAATTTTCTAAAACAGCTGCATTAGCTTTTTTATTAATTTCGATATTAGCCTTAAGAATATCTTGTTTATTTTTTTCAACAGAGGCTTTAACAAGATCTAAACTATTATTATCCACTTTATTAGATAATAAAGTAGCCATTGTTTCTGTATCAGCTTTATGAACTAATTGAGTCGTTAATTCTTGTTTATTTTTCAAGATATCAGCTTTAATATCATTAATCGTGCTATTAACAATACCGATTTTGCTGTCGGTAGCTAAATCGGTAGAAGCACGAGAAGCAGCTTCAGTTTTAATAGCTGTGTCTAAAGAAGAAATCTTTTGTTTTAAATTGTTAAAATCACCGACATCTACCTTACTTTCGATTTCGGATTTATCAGCCTTTTTAGATAATTCTTCTTTTGTCGCTAATTTTTCAATACCGGCTTGAGGTGCTGCTTTTTCTAAAGCTTTTTCTAATTGTTCTTGAGAAACTTTAGAATTTAAATCTGTAAGTTTAGCATATGTAGTCTCTGCATATACTTTAGTTACATATGGAGTAAAATCGACAATCGCTGCGACACGTTGAGCTAATTCAGTATCTTTAACAAAACCTTCGCCTAACGCAACAGTTTGAATTTTCTTTTCTAAATCTAAATCTTTTTGATTTAAACTATTAATAAAATCATCAATTCTAGCTCGAGTATATACATTATCTTTGTCGGCTTTTTTAGCAATCTCAGCAATACTATCTGGATTATCTTTTAATAATTCAAGAGCATCTTTTAAAGATTTTAGCTGCGCAGGTGTAACACCTTTTGTCGCTAAATTTAATTCTTCTCGAGTCGCAAATGTTTCGGTAACCTTAACATTATATTTAGCAATACCAGAGTCAATTTTTTCGTCGATGCGATTTTCCGTTACATAATCGCCTTTAGGCTGATATTGGGCAACAGCGTCGACTTTACTCAAGAATGTAATAACATCTTGAGCTTGTTTAGCATTCATCATTGCTATGATTTTATCGATAGCAATTTTATTGGCTTCAGCTAATGCTTTATTAGAAAGACTCGTTTCTTTATTAACATCAGATTGTTTTTTAATATCTTCAACAGATTTAGGATCGCGCTTAGCACTAGGCGATGTAGGATCATATAGACCGTAAAACTTTCGGCCTGTATATTTTTCATCCATATATTTTTTGATCTCCTAATTCCAATAAATTAATTCTGCACTAAATCTATTCTTAAGATCTTCTATTGATTCATTTAAACGTTTATCCACTTGTTCACGAATATATTGATTAAGTGCATCGCCAATTATTTTTAATAGTTGATCTAAAGTTGGTTGATAAATACGCTGGTTCATTTCGTCGATAAATTTTGTTAATTCATCGCGAACTGTAGCGCGTACTTCATTAAAGTCTGGCTTCTTTTTTAAAGCTTCGATTAGATCGGTATAAGTATTAATAGATTTATCATTCTTAAACTGTTCTAATACATCAGACCAGTATTCTAAGTCATGTACATCCGGTTTGTTATTAATAACACGGATAACTTCGTTTAACTTATAAGTAAGATATTGTATACTTGTTTCGTTTAACGAAGCTTGATCTATAAAATGTTTCATAGAAAAATTACCTCATAATAACATTAGTAATAACGAATCCCGAATCTGTAGAAGCTATAGAACATTCATCGCCAGAACGTGTAACCGTTACTCCTGCGCTTCGATATCCGAATACACTTGTCGAAATTTCACTTAACATAGAAACAGGAATTATAAGATCAATTGTTTCCGTGCCGTTATATAAACCAGAGACAACAATCTCAGATTTATCTTTAATTAAGTATGTGGTATATACACCTTCATATGACAAACTAAAACAGGTATCGTCTTCCAACAATACCTGTTCTTCGTTTACTTCTAATCCATTGGTTAACGATAAAGAATTATCGCCATATACAATTTTATTATTATCGATAAAAAATTTATCATTTAATTGCATATTATTAACCAATAAATTATTAGCATATAACATATCGATATGTTGATTCTTACCAATATACTCATTATATATATTACTCAATGGAATACCGTTAATTTCTAAGTATTCATTGATTCTATTATGAGCTCTGTTAATAATATTATCTACATTATTACTTAAAGTAATAATATTATCATTAACTGATTTTAACGAAAGTTCTTCCATATCGCATAACCTTATCGTACAAACACTTTAACAACGTTATAAACATTGTCAATTATTAAATTATTATCAATAATTTTAATTTCTGTTATCCCATATCGGTCCTTATATAATCCATCTTCTTTTACAATAAATAAAGGTGAATAAGTTGAACCATCAGAAATAATAATATTGATTTCATGAAAATATGTTATATCAATTTGTTTAGATACCGGGACTTCAGTCCAAGTATAAGTATTACTTTTTTCTGTTAAAAATTTAACGCCGTCGATACTTTTATTAGATAATATATGACCGTTTACATTTAACGTATTATTATTTACTTCGATAATACCAGACAAATTATTAACATTAAAATCACTAATTGTATAATCGTAAACTTTATTTTTTTTATAATAAATAGAATCATCTATTTTATATTGTTCAACATTATTATTATAAATAGTTTCTTCTAAGTTTTTTTTGTTATCTTCTAAGTATCGGTTAATTTCATCAATTTTACTTTGTAAATCAGAAAGAGTAACGTTATCATCATTAATAATATTAATCATTTCGTTAACCTCGTTTCTTTAATACAAAATTATAATCAGATATTAATTTATTATTTTCTATTTTATAGAAATCATTTTTAATATTATTGCCATAATATTCGATAACAAAAGGAATTCTATATTGATCTTTATTTACTACTAAATAATATTCTCCTTTTTCTAAAGAATCGGGAGGATAATCTTTAAATTCCGGCATAGCTAAATCATATTGTGTTTTAGCAATTTTACCGTTATATCGTAAGCTGTCAGTAAATGTAAGTTGATCCTTACCATATTGTAATTTATTATTTGAAATTTCTAATATATTATTGGCAATAAAACTATTATCTACGTTAATAGTATCGATATCTAAACCGTTTAATTCATCATTAATCGATAATATTTTTTCGTAAAAATCTAATGTATTAGCATAATCATTATTTTGTTCTTTATAAGCTTCTAGATTATTTACTTTAAATATTAAATCATTAAGATTATCTCGAAGAGTGTTAATATCTATCGGCATTTAATAACCCACCCTTCAGCGTATTTAAGACGGAATTTAGGTTTATTAACAGGCATCATATAATGTTTTTCTGCTATATTAACTTGAAATCTGCTATCGCCTGGATACTGGATTAAACGAGAACAAAGTTCTACGTTTCTAGTATTGCCATAATAATTGTGAAAGGAAACCGACATATTAGTATCGTCGCCAGAATTATAATTCATAACGTCATAACGGCGTTTAGAAGCATTTTTAACCATTAAGAAGATACCTTGATAGTTATCGCCAGTATTATATGCATATGCTTCATTCCAATCATTGGCATTCCAGCTACCGATAGAAGATCCGTCGCGCCAAGATTTTAATTTAATAAAATTCTTATAATTAACTTGAGTAATAATATGTTTATCAGATATTAATCCTTCGTTATTCACTCCCATATATTGAACATTACCTTTAGTAATTTTAAAAGGCCATGTAGATATATCAAAATCACCGATAGTGAATAAAGTACCGTCAGACTTATTAAATTTAATTGCTGGACCAGATCCGACATTAATAACTAAATTTTTGCCAACATTAAGATCGTCGTAACGAACATATTTTTTCTCTTCGTTAATAGGAGCATATTTATTATTCGCTTCTAATTTTCTATAAAAACTTTTAAGTTTTTCATTAATACTAGCATTTAACTGATCTGAAAGTCTAATAACGTAATCATTAATATGCGCTTTCATTTCATTAATTTTTTGAGTATGACGATTAATTAATCCGTTAATACTAGTTTCATCGATACCTTCTTTAAAATGATCGATAGCTTTTATAATTTCATTAATTTTTTGTACTTGGCTGACTACTGTTACTTTGTTTTTTAATTTTTCAATCATCGCCATAATACCTTTACTATTCTGCCATAATCACGGCTCTTAGAATATTCCATAAATACCGGACCAGTTTTTTGCGTTAAACGAACATATGTTGCGCCAACTTCAATACCGGCTACAGAGAATGGAGTTAAAAATTTAATCGGAGTTTCTGCTCGACATACAAAGACATAAGATGGAGCATACTTATGAACATTATCAAAATCTTTATTAGAATTATCATAATCTTGTTTTGTATTATCGACAATAATAATTAAATCGTTCCAATTATCTGGAAGATTTACCGATCCATTTACGTTTTCAATGCGGCTATTTGCTAACTCATTCCAATTACCATCAATTTGTTGTTCTCCAGATAATCTAAATACATCGCGACCTAACATACGTTCATTATTAGTGTTAATATTATGAGCATATAATTCGCTATTATCCGGATTAATAAATTTTAACCATTCGCCTTCAGCAATTAATTTTACACCGTTTAATGTCATTAATATATTGCCATTTTTATTAGCTATAATTTTATTATTACCATTAATAGTTAATTTATTATTAGTTTGAAAATTACCATTTTTTAATACTACATTTGTTAAGCTTGATTTATTTAGATAACGAGAATCTTGTTCTTCTTTAGTCAAATAATTCTGAGACATAGAATTAAATGTGTCCTGCGACAGCTGAATAGAACGATCTAGATCTTTTTTAGAAGAAATATATAACGTATTAATTTCGTTAAAACTTTTAATAAAATCGTCGACAGTAAATCGACCGGCATTAATATTTTTAACGAATTCATTAAATTGATCGGCTATCGCATTAATTTGTTGTGTCGTTTTATATGACACAGCTTGTGATTCTATTCTTTTTGCCATATAAAACTCCTATCGATAATACACAGCTTTAATATTACCATTATATCCGTCGCGGCTATAAGTAACATTAATTTCGCTATTTAATAAACTAATTTCACATTCCATATCTTTATACTTAGGTAAACCTAATTGAAGTTCGATAAGAATATGATTAATATACTCATGCCCATTATTATTGCCGTCATGATAACGATATAATATTAACATTTGCCGAGCGCCTTGTTCATAAGCAATATTATAATTAACTCGTTTAACATTACGACTATTTGGTAATTCAATCCATGGACCAGGAGAAATATAATTAACGTTTGTCATAACGACATTACCGTTACTATATGGTACACCGTTTTTAATTTCGACTGGCACAGACCCATTAGGCGCCGTTATTTTTAAATAATTAGGACGTACTTCTAAAGAGCCATCACCAAATTGAATAATTGGACCGCTCGTATTGTTTAATTGAATATTGCCACTAACATTTAAATTACTGTCAAATGTTTCTTCTCTATTATCGCGAATAAAGGTTTTTAATAAAAAAGAGCGTGCAAATAATGAATCACTTTGTGTCCTAGTGTAATAATCATTAAATTTAGTATCGATACTATTTTTTAATTGCTCGATTTTTTGGCGAGCCGTATTAAGTAATGTTTGAATATCTCGTTTATTGTTTGTAATAAACGAAGATAATATTTGCGTATCGACAGTTCTATCCGACATCTTTTTGATATCGGATAGTTCTTTATCGAATTCATTAACTTTCTTATTAATATCACTAAGACCGACAAGTTGACTTAGCTTTTGGATCATACTGTATCACCATGATTTAATACATCACTTTGTTGAGTATAATACAATACATAGCCGCGTTCAGGGAATACGCTATGCAATAAAATTTTATTATTATTATATTCTGGAGTAATAGTACTTAATTTTTTAGATGCGCCGTCAAAAATAACGACTTGAATAATTTCAGCGTTCGCAATATTCAAAGATAATTCATAATTATCTTCGCCTTGCTTTATCCACTTGTTGCTACCAAATTCCATTTTTTCAATAATAATGCTTTTATTAATTTTATCGACAACATTATCTGGTAATACTCGTTTACCATGTTTTAATAAAATCTCCCAGTCACTACCATTAAAACGATATAAAGATCCGGCAGCATCACCAGTATTAATAGCAACAATATTACCGACAATAGCATCTGGATAAGTAGTATATAATTCATCAACAGTCGATACACTATTTTTCCAATCATTATGTTCATTAATCTTAGTAATTGTTGCCATTAATTCATTTCTTAAAATGAAGTCTTCTAATGGATGGCCCATAAATTTACGAGTATCTTCGCTTAAATCGCTTCGATCTGCAACAGCACTACGTTCAGATTGTGTAGCTTTTGCCGGTACCAAATTTCTGAATTTTTCTTCGAGAGTTTGACCATCATCAAAAACAACGGAAGAAGCTAACGTAGTTGGGTTAAACTGATCTTTTTGACCGGCTCCATTATCGACTAAAATTTTACCGTTTATATTTGCCATATTATGGTTTCCTTTTTAATATAAAAAAATATATTTTACAATGTTATATTACAACAATATTATAGCATAAAAAAAGAAAGCTTACTACAAAAAGTAAGCTTTCTAATTTATTATTGTGCGCGACCAGTTGTCACTTTAGATTCTAAAATTTGAACCTTAGCTTCCAACGCTTGAATACGTTGTTCTAGCTCTTTAATTTTAGCGTCTTCAGCGCCTTTGCCGCCATGTTTTTTGGTTGGGTCAAAAAGACCATAAAAACCACGATTTGCCATATTAATTAATCTCCAAATTTGTTAACAAATTAAATTAACGACTACATATATATTACGCAGTTCATTTAATCATACTTACTTTTTTAACGATAATCTTAGAATCCGATTCTTTTTTCCCAGAATAATAAGCAGTATGGTTACAACGAATAGAGCTCATATTTGTAAAATAAATTGAGCTAAAGATAACGAGATCGATAGTGGCACCACCGCCTACATCGCCCTTACAGAAAGCCATTATATTTCCGCTTTTATCTTTACGTTCATCGATTTCTGTAATTTTAATTTTTATATTTTCGACTTCTTCATTATCTAAAGAATACCATTCAGGAGTTTTAGTTACCGGGCAATTAATAGTTTCCATTTCCATTTCCATAATGGCTTCGTCATTACATTGCCCGATATTTAATTCTTCGATTTTATCTTTGCGAATAGCATGAAATTCATTAAGAAGTTCATAACGATTAGTATTGAATAAATCTAACGCGCCCGACTTAATTAATGCTTCGCCTACTCGTTTATTAAATGCTTTCTTAGGCACTTTACTAAATATATCTTCAAGACTACTATAAGGTCTATTATTCACTATTTCAGGAATACTAGAATCGCCTACGCCTTTAATAGAACCCAGCCCAAATAATATAGAATTTCCATTAGGAGTAAAATCAATATCAGAGCTATTGATTTCCGGAACCTTAACATCGATACCTTCCTTTCTAATCATCGGGATATAACGTAATAAGTCTTCGACTGCTTGCATCGATAAAAATGCAGAATAAAATTGTACAGGATAATAAATTTTTAACCATGCCATTAAAATACTTGTAAAAGAATAAGCCACAGCATGACTCTTGTTGAATAAATAGCTGCAAAAGTTTTGTATTGATTCAAAATAATCTTCAACTTCTTCAACTGTATATCCATTAGCAATAGCACCTTTAATTTCAGGACCATATTTACCCTTAGGATCATACCAAGGAGCACTATCGTTTTGCTCCCAACCCTCAGGTCCTTCAACATTTTTTTTACCATAAATATGACAGCGACGAAGCATAGGCATTAATTCTAATTTTTTCTTGGCGAAAATTTTTCTACAAAGTGAATCTGCTTGATTATCGTCAAAGCCAGAAATTTCTTTAGAGATAATCATCGGCTGTTCTTGATATGGGATTACGCCGTAAGTATTATTTAAAATATTTTCTGTACCTCGTAATGGATAAGAAATACATTCTTTACCTTGTTTACGATTAGCATATTGAATATGCATACCTGCAGATAAAGGGCCTGGTCTCAAAAGTGAAGTAGTAGCCGCAATATCTTCAAAACATGTCGGCTTTAATTTTTTAAGATAATCTTTAAACATATCAGATTCTAATTGGAAAATACAATCGGTATGTCCTTTAGATAACATTTTATAAATCTTAGGATCTTCTAATTCAAAAGTCTTATATAACCAACCAACATCTTTATTTAAATGTTTTAATGTTTTCTCGATAATCGATAATGTTTTTAATCCTAAGATATCGAGTTTAGCTGTACCCAATTCTTCACATTGTGTACCAGTAAATAAAGTAATAGTAACACCATGATCATCTTTACGCGTCGGGAAATAATCGGTAACCTTACAAGGCATTGCTAAGATACCGGAAGCGTGTACACCGAAATTACGTTTTAATCCTTCGAAGTTTCGAGCTAATCTAAATAATTCTTTATTTTCTTGTTCAAGTTTATTCCATTTATTCCACAACTGTTTTTCCTGTACATTGCCATTTTTAAGATTATCATAATCTTTAAATTTAGGTTGTGGAGGAACAGCATCTTCCATTTCATCGATAGAACGAGAAAGATTATTCATAACTTTAAAGTTAATATTAAGTGCTCGACCAACATCTTTTAAACCAGATTTTACACCTTGTTGTGTATATGTACCGATATGAGCAACATTATCAGAACCATATAAATCTTTAATATGTTGAATTACTTTATCTCGACCGAAGTACGAAAAATCTGAGTCAACGTCAGGCAAGCCTGTTCTATCAATAGTTAAGAAACGGCCGAATAATAAATTATATTTAATAGGATCGACAAGTTTAGTAATACCGATACACCATAATACTAAACTGCCTGCGGCACTACCACGACCCATGCCTGTCATTACATCGTTATTATCTGCCCAATTAATATATTCACGAACAATTAACATATAATCGGCAAAATCTTTATAGTTAATAATATTTAATTCATAGGCCAAACGTTTTTCATAATCATGAATTTTTTCTTTAATATATTCATGCTCTTCGGCTAATTTATATAAACCCTGATATGCTAATTTACGAAGCTCTAATTTAGTATCGCCTTTAGCGCCCGGAATTTTAGGCATTAATGGTACGTCGCTACCAAGTTTTACTTCTTCAATACTATCAGCAATTATTTGAGTATTATGAATGGCTTCAAGATATAAAGAATATTTTTTATGAGCTACTTCACGTTCCGTTTCCGTTGCATTTAAAATAGCCTTAAAACCATCGCACATTTCTTCTTCAGATTTTAACCAATAATTATGATCATATTGCATTCTATTTTTATCATAAATAGTAGTACCAGTGCCAATAGCAACTAATACATCATGATCTTTATTATCACTTTTATTCACATAATGTACATCGCTAGTCGCTACTAATTTAATATTATGTTTCTGTGACATTTTAAGATAAAAATTATTTACCTTAACTTGTAAATCAAAATTATTAGGCTGTACTTCTAAATAGAATCGATCACCAAAAATATCTTTATATTCAAGAATTAATTCTTCGGCTTTTGCTAAATCTTCTTTTTTAACACAAGAAGCAATCATATTTGCTACACAAGCAGATTGACAAATAACACCGTCACTATATTTACGTAACATTTCCATATCGAATAAGAAACGTCCGTTATAAGTACATTTACTAGCGGCTTCACTTTGCAATTTAATTAAATTATTTAAACCGACTTGATTTTGTGCTAATAAAATTAAATGATATTGACGAGTATCGTACATATATTCTTTAGTACGCTCTTTAATATTTTTAATACCTTTAACGCCTTTTTTGCCGCTAACTAAATCATCATGTTCTTTTTGTGTAATAGCTCCAGCTTCTAATGCTAATTTAGCCGCATCGAACCAACGGTGTTCTACAGGTTTTGATAGCTCATTAGTATCCCATGTTTGATAACCTTCATAACCTAATATCGGCTTAATACCTTGCTTTTTACATTCTTTTTGAAATTCATATATACCACCCATATGATTATGGTCAGTAATAGCTAAACTTTCCATGCCGAGTTCTTTAGCTCGAGCAACAAGTTTATTTATATGACAATAACCATCTAAAAAGCTATATGCTGTATGCACATGTAAATGTGTAAACATATTATCCCCCTTTAATAATTTCCGAAACTTTTAAAGTGAATAATTTGGGCTTCATAAAATTGCGCTCAATTTCACCAGCTAATGAAATTCTATCGCCAACATCAATTCCTTGATCTCCTAATTTCCAAACCCAAATATCCATTTTTGTATAGCCATCAAATACTGTATATTTAATATTTAACGGATTATTTCCGCTAGGCTTAATTGATAGTACAGTTAAATCTTTAATAATAACTAAAGGTTTTTCAAACCCAGATTTATCGTAAGATAAAATATTAAAAGATTCGAACGATTCTTTAGTCAAATCTTTTAAGGTTAATTCTATGTATTGTTTTGGTTTAACAACTATATCACCATTATCAATAGGCATAAAATTCAAAATTTTAGCCGTTAAGGCTTGTTTAAACTCTTCTACGAGTTCTTGGTATATAGCAAAACCGCAAGCCGCCGCATGGCCACCATACGAAGCGACAGAGGGTTCTCCATATAACAATACATCAAGAGGATACGTATTACTACGTGCCGAACCATTTATAACCGTTCCGTCTTTAACTCCGACAAACGATGGCTTACCAGAATATTCTTCAAGTTTACCAGCTAATATACCGATAATACCATGAGGAATGTTATCGAGAGCAACCAATGCTATACCACTATCATCGACATATTCTCTTTGAATAATTTCGACATATTCTTTAGTTATCTTTTGACGCTGATTATTATATTCTTCGACATTAACACATATCTCCAGTGGATCTTGTGTAACTGAAAATAATTTAATCGAAGACATAATATCAAACATACGAGAACAGCTATTTAATCGAGGAGCAATAGTCCAAGAAACAATATCGCCATTTATTTTAGTATTAGTTAATTGTTTAATAAAGGTGGATAAAGTATTCGGAATATTGTCAGCATCAATTTGATTGAATCCTTTTCTTACGATAGCTTGATTTACCATATTATCTAATGGCATCACATCGGCAATAGTTCCGATAGCCGCTAAATATGTTAATCGACTACTTTCATAATAATTATATCCAAGTTCCCGTTCAACTGCCCGACAGAAATAATAAGCTACACCTGCGCCACATATACCTTTAGCCCAATGATCTAAATCAGATATATGTTGATCGACTATTGTAGTATCTGGTAAAACTTCTTGAGGAAGATGATGATCTGTAATTATAATCGGAATTCCGTATTTTTTACATAATTCAACTTCTTCCACCTTGGTGATACCATTATCGACAGTCATTAAAAGAGGCTTAAGTTTGTCTTTATATTCTTCGTTTATTTTTTCTATAAAGGCAATACTTAAGCCATACCCATCGCTACGCTCTGGGAAATATACTTGACTTTTCTTTTTACAAACTTTCGGTAAAAATTTAGCCATAATCGTTCCGCTTGTCATACCGTCTACGTCATAATCTGCGTAAACATAGATATCGCGTCCTTCATTAATATACGACACAAATTCTTCTGCCGCTTGTGTCATATTAATAATCTCGTCAGTTTCATCGACATTGATTAGCTTATCTTGATCATATAAAATATTATATGCAGTTTCCATAGGGATCTGTTTTAATTCAAAGATTTTAGCTAACAATTCACTTACCTTTAAACGAGATCTGTACTCTTGTTTTGTAATCATGAGTAACCGCCTTTCATATATATTATATCATATATAAAAGAAAAAAGCGAGCAAAATTAATTGCTCGCTCTATGTTTTTTTAAATGTTTTGTTGTTAATCCTGTAGCTTTTTCAAGTTTTTCTAACGCTGTACGTCTAATACGACGATATGTATTTACATTTATATGTAGCTTCTCTTGAATCTCTGCTGGTTTTAATAATTCATAGAAAAGCATAGAAATAATTGTTCGTTCTTCTTCTGTTAATTCGCTGAAAATATCGGAGCAACAAATTCCTTTTTTCCAGCTATCACTGAAAGAATCATTGTTAGTAATCGTAATCTGATCACTTAGATCTAACGAATGATGGACATTATAAGTTCCGATAACGCGATCTTCAAAAGAGGAGCGGTCATAATTATTATTAAGACGATCCTTAAGGTGCGCCTTTATGAACCTGAATAATTCGTATCTAAATACATAAGATATATAAGTATTAAAAGAACGATTAGTCTTTTTATATTTCATAACCATTTGAGTAAATATAGCTTGTAGATCATTTTCTACATTAGCTTGTTTACCATAATTGTCACGGATTAAACTAAGACTGCGATTAACTTCATTAAACTCATCCTTAGTTAAGCGTTTATTTTGAAATACTTTATATCGTAATCCAGTATCGGCAATATATAAGCCGATAAAATCTCGTGATACTTTATTATTTAAATATGTTTTATCGTGAAGTAATAAGTCTTTAAACATATTTAAAAATGGTTCAAATCGGATTAATAATTCTTCTAATAATTCGTCTCTTCTTATAGCCGGAGTATTAGTATCTTGACATTCCAATACAATGGAATCAACTTCTTCCCAAGCTTCTTTTTGTCCCTCCAAAAAAGTTGGTTCAGACATTATTTTTTCTTTTTAGCTTTCCGCTTAATTTTTTTGATTTCATCTAGGGATTGCCAGGTTCCATCATAAAATTGTAAGCATTCTAATGTTAGACCTTCAAATTTATAGTCAAACATTTTTTTCTTTAAATTAAAATCGGCTGTAGTTTTACCTTTAATATCGATAACTCTAACAGTCTTATCTAAATTAGTAACGACGAAGTCTGCTATATAATTAATAGCTAAGACTCGTTTTGTTCCTTTTTTAAAAGCAGGTTGCAATTCATATTTAACTTGACGTTCAAACGAAAGAATTTCCTTATTTTTAATTTTTTGTTTTAAAAAAATATAATAAGAAGCTTCCATTAAACTATCAAATTTAATATCGTCGACAATTGGTTTATAAGAAAAGTATCGACTTTTTTTTATTTTATCTTTAACTTGTGGCAACTCAAAGCTTTTAATTAATTTATCTTTAATATACTGTGTCCATAAAATATGCGTATCACGTAACGCTTTAGTTTTATAAGTACAGTCATCTATAGTATAAGCCATTATTTACCTGTAAATGTTCTTGATAATTCTGGAATAAATCGGCTCTTACTACTTTCTTCTCGAACAGGAAAATAAATTCCTTGTTCTATACCTTTTAATACATTATTAGCAATAAAATTTAATCGCTCGATACTACTAATATCACGATAACAAATAAATGTTTTATTTGTTTTAGCATAATAAAACATAACACCGCTTAATTGAAAATCAAATGCATCGTATGCAGCTTTCCAATCTAATGTACACTTGATATCACTATCAGCTTTATCTTGATTAAATACATGATCATATATTGGATAGAATAAAAAATATTGACCATGTTCATAAGCGATCGGTCCAATATCGACTTCGATACTGCCGTTATCAAACTTTAATTCATGTATATGACCAATACTAACAATATTTAATTGCTTTTCACTACAATAATTATATAGATTATTTAATCGATTAATACCTTTAATTGTATCTTTTGGAGTAATTCGATGAGGAATTTCGTTAAATATTTTATCGAGCATTTTAGTTAATTTAGGCATCGTGAGAATATTTTTTTGTGCAATACTACCTAAAAATGCATATGAAACATCCAAAAGAGATGACCGTAATGTACGCTCATCTATCGGAATTGGAGTATTATATTTTATATTATAATACCAAGGACTATCTAAATAATCTAAAAATTGATTGCTATTTATCTTTACCATAATGCATCAATGTTAATAAATATGCTTCATAGAATACTTGATCTGGAGTATTCGGAGCTGGACGCAATAAAGGAATTTCACTTTCTGGACCTTGTAATGCTTCGACAGCTTGACAAATTTTTTCTTTAAAATCAGAAGCAACTAATAATTCATCGTCTTTAAATTTTTCGACAAATTTAGAAATAGAATCACGAACTTTAAATAAATGACTATAATGCTCTACTTCAAAATTTTCGTTTAAAGCTTTTACTGTTGCATATCGAGCTGCTAATTCTAAAATATCTTTAATAACTTGCATATTAGGAAATCTAGAATCGACAAGTAAATCGACATGACTAGTCCAAGACTCTAAAAAGCGTTCTTGGCTAATATGAGATAATTTTGCATTTTGTTTGAATTTTTGTAATACATTTTCGTATACAGATTGATTCATTTTAACCTCTTATAATATTGTTAAAACGTTCGGCATCTTCTGCTGAACATTCTGTTACATGGGAATATTGTGGAATAAAATAAAAGAAGCTCCTACCTTTAAATTCACTTCGTTTATTTTTTGCCCAATCCAATTCAATAATTGGTTGAATATCTTGACTTGTTTCAACGTTATAAAATACTTTCGCACTATTTTTATTCTTACTCACATCATTATGAACTAAGAATACAACACTAGCATCATATTGGTATCGTACCGATTCTTTTAAATCGTCTAAAGAAGGACGACCGGCATGATTAAGCTTACGAAGATGTGCAGTGCCAAATACTGGAATTTGTAATTCAGTATTGGCCATTTGCTTTAATTCTTCAGATAAAGCTTCGTGTCGTTCTTGTGGTTTAGAAAATGTACGATTTTTAAATTTTAAATCTGATAAACTATCGATACCAATAATAATATTATTTTTATCATCTAACGACTTGACAAAATCTTGTGCGCGTTTTGCATGCTCTTTAATATCTTCAAAAGTGCGCACTTTAGTTCCGTCGGTCAACATAAATTGTTGACTCTGCTCCTTTAATTTTTGAATACCATTTTGACGCGCTTTTAATTGTGCACGAATAGATTCAAAATTTTGTTGCTCTTCAGGTGATCTTGGAGTAGCCGCAATAATTTTTTCATAGCGTTTAGGTTTTTGAGCTACAGAAATAGGAATACGTTGATCCATTGCAATTATACGTGGAATTACTTCGCCTACAGTATCGTCCAATGTATAATAAATAGCGAATAGATGATTCTTTTCATTAGTACCTAAATCTTTTAGCAGATTAGACATAACAGCAGTTTTACCACCATTCGATTCGCCAGCAAAAATATATAGCCCTTTAGTTAAACCGCTAAGATTCTGATTGAATTGTTTAAATCGTTTGGTATCATATCCCTCTTCTTCGTCTTTAGAACTTTCAATTTCATATTCTTCATACGTAGCGAGTGATTCTTCAAAAAAGTTCATATTACTTACTCCCATCTATATATAATCTTATCGGTTCCACTTCTATGATTGTCATAATACATATTTTCTATTCTCTCTAAAGTATCGACTTCATAATTACTTAAAGCCAATAAAGAATTAACTTCAAAAGCATGATCATCGATTAAATAAAGAATTATATCCAAAGAGTTCATAAGTTGGTGCTTATATCTTGATAAAAGATAATCTAATGAACCTAGATCTCGATTCATATCTTTAATAATTTTAGAGTTAGCTTTGCGATAAAAATAATTAAGCACATTCTGTTTAGTATAAGAAATTTTAATTTCTTTAAAAAACTTTACTGGTTTAATTACAATATCTGAACTAATAGATAACATCGGTGGTTTTGATAAGATTTGCAATTCAGAATGAAAATAATATGTATCACGTTCGATTAAACCGTTCCATAATTTAGACGGTAAATCTTTATATTTAATCGACTCTTTTTTTATTTTGGATAAAATATTTATAATGTCGCCTTCATTATAATTATTATCATATAAATAATCAATTGTATATTGTGTGATATAACTTTTTTCAGTCGAATATCCTAAGATATTTTCTTCATACCAAACCGAATCAATCATTAAAAAACCTCCATTAAAATAGTATCTTCTTTTCAAGATATATTATAGCATAAAAATAAGGCCCAGACAACTAGGTCCGGACCTTATTAAATTCGATACTATACATTGCATTTTTGACTGGAATATCAGCATAAAATGTCTTTGTATTTTTACTTAATTGATTAATTAAATTATTGGTATAAGTTTCGATAGGATATAATAAATTACCGTTAGAATAATAACTATATAATTTAATATCCGATTCGCTACAAGTAGTTTCGTGTCTGCTATATCGATCACCAACACCATCACTAACTTGATTGGATATAATTACGCTATCGCCAATATATTTAATTAAATTTTGATAATCATTTCGAATTACGATATTGCTATTTTTAGTATCGAAATTTGCATTATATAAATATAAATGACGTAAACCGAAAGGATATAAACCAAGATTATTAGCGAACGTTAACTTAAAAGATAATGTAAGCGTTTTAATACTATAAATATTATCGAATAAAATTCGAGTATCTTCTAAAGGTTGATCATAGTTAATAATAATTGCATTATTAGATAATTGAGTACCAGCGTTAGTAATAATCGTAATTGTTTTTAAAACAGCAGCTCCAGCTAAAAATGGAGATAGCTCAATAGCATTACAATTAGCTGCGCCAATTAATGGATTATTAGGAAAATCGATAGTTAATGTTAATATATTTTTTTCATATTGCGCAAATGTAGGCAATTTATTTGTAATTGTATCATGTTTCAAAACATCTTTATATTCATTACGAAATTCATCGTTAATTGCTACTGATGCGGAATCTTTAAAAATATATCCGACAGATGAATTAAAATTAAATAAATTTTCTAAATTACCAATAACTTTAGGATGGATACAATTTCCGTAAACATCATAATTAGATTTATTATTTAAAATTTTATTAGTATCGACAAATAAAATTTTATTTGTATTAAAAATATTTTTACGATTTGCAATTTCGCCATCGAATGTTAATTCATTAATTCGATTAGATTCTTTTAACGCATCGAAATTTTTATTTAGTTGATTATTAAGATAATTATTATATTCTAAAACGGCATTCATGATTTCAATTTTTTTATCATAAGAAGAATGTCGTTCTGTAATACTATTTTGTAAATTATTATAATTATTTTGCATATTATTAATAAAATCTACAAAATACTTTGATGTATTTTTAACTTCCATGAATACCGCCTTACACTAAATAAGTAAATTTTCTATATATATCAGCTGTCGTGTTCTTATGAACAATATCGTGATAGATTATATCGATAAATTTATTTTGTTTTTCGACTTCGTTTAATTCTTTTTCTTTAATAAGAATTTCGTTCCATAAATTATAATAATTTAAAACAAATTTATCATATTCCCATGGACCATTATACCTAATATTGTAATTGATCATTTTGATTATACCTATTTTGTTTAACAGCTAACGAATTAATTTTTAAATGTTCAGCTGTTGGATTATCAATTACAACAACTGGATTTTCATATTTAACTTCAGTATCATATATTACAGACTCTAACATATATTCATATACATTATCATATGATCGTTTAGAATATAGTCGATTATTTTTAATTAAACATTCTTCGACAGCACAAAAAATCATACCATTAGTATTAAAACTAATATGACTATAAGCCGGCATTTTAAATACAAAACGTTGAATTCTATTTTTAATAGTTACTAATTTATTGTTAATATTAGAACTAATTGGTTCTAACGTGAAATTAAAATCGATCAATGTCCCGTTATACACATATAATTCTACTTCATATTCATCAGGATATTCATTACGATTATATTTACCGATATCTATATATTCACCAGCAACTTTAATCATATTTTTACCGGCATACAAATAATATTGTCCACGATATGAATTATCGGGATTATAATCCAACATGAATGATCCTTTATATTTATTTTGAGGATCTAAGGTAATAAAATGTGTTTTAATAGTAGGCTTTCCAGGAACTACATACAAATTTTCATTATTTTCATAATTAGAAATATTTTCTGAAGGACTTAATTCTAAGATAGCATTAGAATTATTCATATCGAGATTAGCAAGAAAAGCTAATGATGCACCAGCATATGTAGAAAATGACGGCAACTTAATATATGATTTACCATTCTTATTAGTTATATCAAAATTATTTGTTTGATATACTAATGTATCACCTAATATAGCAATAGTTTCAAGTTTACAGCGATTATAATACTGATTAGCAATTCGATTTAAATTATCTAATTTAATATTTACCATTTCCTTTGTTTTATTAAACTCAGTAATAGTAAGTTCATAAATAATACGATATAAAATCGATAAATCATTATAAAGAATATTCAATTCATTATTAAAGTCGTCAACATTAAATTTGGCGCCTTCTTTAATATATTTATGTTTAAATAAAGCAAAATTAAAGTCATATTCTTCTAATAATGTTTTTAAAGAATCCGGCTTTAAATATTCACCATAGGAAAGAGATTGATCTATTAATTTTTGCTTATAATATTCTAATTTATAAATTTGATCTTTATACATTAGACACCTGCTTTCCTAAACATAATTTTAAATTAGCTAAATATGGAGAATATTTTAGCGCCGTCGGAATAATTAATGCCACTTGCAAACTATTAATTGGTTCATTAATATATGTTACATAATTTTCTTTAACTGGAGTTTGAGAATATTTAATTAATTTAATTCCTTTTTTATCACTATTAATAGGAATTACTTCATAGTTTTTACCATTAATAATTAAAACATATTTAATCTCATCAGTTAAGTTATTTTTTATAAAGTCAGGAATATATTCATTAACAAATATACTGGCAGAAATAGCGCGTCCAGAAGTAATTATATTTTCTGTAGTGCCGCTGCCGCTATTAAACATAACACGTCGAGCTTCAATTTCATTTATTCTTATAATTTTTCTATACGTATTATTAACAATAATATCGTTAATTTTAATTTTATTATTTTCTACATAATTACTTTCTAAAGTAATTCTAACATATTTTGTCGTCGGGAAAATTAATGCTCCACTACCGTATATATAACTAAAATTAGAATATGATTGATCGACGTTGTTAGGAGAAATATTTCCTTCAAATGTTGTAATCCAGTTTAAATTATCACTCGATATTTCAATTTTTATTACCGATAATTTTACATCATCAGTAAAAACTAATTCATTAATACCTAATTCATTATGTGCTTCAAAAGTTAATTGAACAGTACAAGACACATCATCAATATTAATAATGTCGCTCTTATTAGTTGAGTCATAACTAAAAATACGACTATACTCCCAATAAGTATTTTTAATATTGTCGTACATATATTTTTCGTTCGCGGTGTTAAGTTTATCTTTTTCGAATAACTGATCGCTTTCTTTAGATATAACATAATCATTTCCGATATATCCATTACCATTGATATTAATTAACCTAATATCAACTTTTTCTTCACTAACAACACTTGCTGTTAAACAATTTTTATATTGATATAAAGAAGATTTAATTTTAAAATTATTAGCACTTAGCGGAATAATAGTATTAAAATCATTGATATTTCCACATATCATATTAACATCACGAACACGTTCTTCTTCGGCTTTTAATTTTTCGTCAATAGATTCTATTCTATTATTAACATTTTCCATTAATGATTCGATTTCATATGCCGCATCAGTAATATTAAAATTTAAATTAAGTATATCGAAAGAGGATTCCAATATATTTTCATTAATATTATCATATTTAATTTCATCTTCTTTATTAACATAATGAGGAGTGAATAAAGGGATATTAGGAGATTGGCTTGACTTTAGCTTATATGTATTAAACTTTTTTTCGTCGGCTAATGCTTGGAGATATGAATGTCTAACAATAGTATTTTTTAAATTTTCCATTCAAGTTTTCCTCCATGAGCATTAACTATAATATTTTTTATTTGTATTGGTAAATTATCGATGTAAATTCTTTTAATTATTTTAACGTAAATTAAATTACTATCTGTTTTAATTCTTTTGCCGCTTTCTGGGACATAACTAACAACTAATAATTTGTTGTTGTTTTTAATCTGTTCGTCTATTTGATTTCTAGCATTATTAAACTCTTTAACATTATTATATACATTAAATACAGTAATACCACTAGAACTAATTTCTTGAACAGTAATTTTATCTGTTTTATTAACTTCAAATCTTAGAGGTAAACCATAAAACAATTTTTCATATAAAACATTATTTTGATTATATGGTAAAATCGGCTTCTCTTTTCCATTATCCACTATATAAAATTCAGTAGAAAATAAATCTCGATTATTTAAAGAAGAAAATAATGTAACATAATCACATTGACCAATATTAATAATTTCACTATTAATACCAGAAACATTATTAGCATTATTATATTGAAATTTTAAATTATTAATACCAAGCTTATAGCTAATAACATCTTGTTGAATTAAATTAGAAGGTTTAGCATTTCTGGCAGGAATAGGATTAGAAGTCGTGCTTATTTTATTATTTTCGTCTAAAGTTATACCCGTATCTTTAATGGTTAACTTTCGACTAATTTTTACTTCTTCCGCCATTGCTTTCTCCTATATATTCAGTCACATCGTTTTTATAATAAATTTCAGCCATTTGCTGTTCTTTTGCTTTTTCAGTATCCTTATTAATCTGATTAGTTCCTGTATAAGCATTATCCATAAAACCTTTATATTGCTTCTTTAATATTTCTTTTGTTTCTGTAGTAAAATCATTTGTTTCTAAAGTAATGAGAATAACAGATACTTCTACCGGATTGAAATATGTATTAAAATTATATTTTTGAATTGCATTATTTATAGTAAAAGAACCGTTACAATTAATTAAATCACAAGATACATAATTTAAAATTACTGGCTCCATTAATTTTATCATAAATGTAGCTACTTTTTTATTATTTTGTGTTATCGCATCTTTATTAAAAATAATAACACACGATCCTTTTTCTTTATCGATTTCTACTGAATATGCTTCTTCTGCCGAAACATTTTTAAATAAATCGATTGCACCATTTTGTTGATTAATATAATCGATAGTTCCGATAATTGTATTGTCTCGATCTCGAACTTCTTTTTCATAATTAAGCTTTACTAGATACGATATAAAATTTTTATTTTGATATAAAGAATAATTTTTTTCGATATATTCTAGCTTTTGTTGAAATTCTTTATATTTCTTATCCACTACGTTATTAACATACTTAATCATATATTCATTACAATCTTGTAAGATTCTTGTCGATTGAGTAAGGTCGTTTAATGCTATTTGTATGTTATTTAAATATTCATTAAACTCTACAGAGTTCATAACTTTAGAAACATCTAATTGTGGAATTTTAATTCCTTGTTTTAAAATATTTAATTGCTCGTTAAAATCTTTGCTATCTTTTATCATTTTTATACCTTATACAAAATATGCCGAGAGCTTTTATGCTCCCGGCATGTATAATATATTTTATTCAAAATCAGAAGCAAAGCTTACTGTAATTTCTTTTAAAGCGCCCATTTGTTCTTGTTTAGTAACTGAGCTATCGCTAAGTTCTGGATTTTCCCAGTACACCTGAACTTCGAAATCATTATAATCGACAACTCGTTGATTTGTTTCGTATAATGGAGCTTCAAAAATTAAACGATCGCTTACACCATCCATATATGTATGAACATCTTTAATCACTTCTGTTAACGGAAGAATAAAACGTTTAAATTGACTTTTAGTTAATACGCCATCTTTAAATTTATATTCTCTAGCTTTTAATGCTACTACATAACCGACACGATAAACCGGATCGTTGTCATTAACAAGTACTGGAGTTTGTGTCGTTACAGATTCTGTGTTAAAACCTTTAATTTTAACTACGTTTTCACCGATAACAACATCGACTGGCATAGAAATATCACTGATATCACCACGACGTAATTCCATTGGCTTATTAATTTCTGATTTTAAACTTAATTCATGCACTGAATTAATTGTAGCATTTTTTGCGTTTCTTTTCAAGTTAATAGATTCTGTCGTAATAATAGAAGGACTTGTTGCTAAACTTGTTTCATAAATACCTTCACGTTTAATACGAAGTTCTACCCTAGCTTTAGAAGCTTGTTGTAAGCGACGATTATAAACATGCGCACTATATAATCCTTCGTTTACAGGACTTGGTTGATTTGTTAATTTTTGTTGAGTAACAAATTGGAAATATAAATCTTTTTTCTTAGTTTCATCAGATTGAGTTAACGCATGTTTAACAGATGTATCTGATTGACGTTCGTAATCATAGAAAATATTATTAGATTGAAGATCATTACTTTCATGATTAATCAATTCAAGTTCATAATAATTTTCTGTATTAACTTCTAAAAATTCTACGATTAAGCAATAACGAGTAGGATCTTGATAGTAATTATCTGGTAAAACAGGATATTTACCGTCTTGTTTAAAGCTAAATTTAACATATTGACGATCTACTGTCGGGCTAATTGCCTTAGGTTGAGTCTTGGCAAAGAATTTAAATTTATTATCATTTGCTAATTTAGAAGCCGTATATAATGCCTCAGCATGCTGACCATTTTTAAATAAGTCGACATCATCTGCTTGAATTAAATAACAGTTAATAGGACCAGGATTACCATAAGCTTTTAAACAAAGTTCTACTGTTTTTAAGAATCCTGTTTTACCTTCACTAAATTTAAGTGTCGTAGCATAACCAAATCCAGGTTTCATCATTTTAATATATTCACGATGAGTATCGTCTGTTTCACCAGATGCATATTCTTCATCGCCCATAACTGTTTCTAATGGGCGAGCAAATAAGAAATCACCGTTAAAAACAGAACCATAGGATTTTTTAACTACATAATATTCTGCATTTTGTACAATAACAGAATTAGCAATATTTCTATCTAAAACAATCTTATGATTTGCATTATCGACAGAAGCAACTTGACGAATACATTGTAACCCAGTGCCGCTATTAATAACTGCAATAAAATCATATTGACTAAATTGTTCCATATCAGTGCTAGTAGAGAATGTTAATGTATTTTTATCGCCTTGTACAACACCTTGAGTATTAACTAATTCTTTATTTAAATGAACTTGTGAATAATCGTGGAAGCAATCATAAAATCCATCATAATATCCAATATCTTTTACATAGCCATTTTTAGCTAATTGGCCGCGTAATTGATATAATTCGTCCCTAAGGGACAAAATATCTTTACCAAATTTAGATTTAATATTATCTGTCCTTTTAGTAAGGCTATTACCTTTAGTAACAGTCATATAGTCAGAAGCTGGAACGCCGCCAAGCTTCAAACTATTTTCAACTGTATCGCGATCATTTTCGATGCTTTTAGCGACACGGTTGGCAGCAACGCCACCAACCTTATCTACATCGTCAGCTTTTTTATCGCTATGATCATCACGATAAACTAAATTACCTTTAGCAATGACTGCTTCGGTAACTGCGTCCATATCTATTTGATTAATAGAAACTTTAGTAAAATCTTGTGCCATTAGAATCTCCTAAACACGATAATCGTATGTTATATAATGCTTAATACTAGTAGTATATTCAGACTTACCAGTGCGCTTTTTCCATGCTTCCATTTTACCAGGATTTTCAAACAAATCAATATATAATGAATCATTAGCTAATAATGTTGCAACTTGTCTGTCTGTAAATGTAATACAACTTTTATATTTATTTAGTATATATCCATTTACTATATTACGACTTAAACCAGTAAATAAACCATTGATATAGAATAATACTTCATCTTTTGATTCTAGTACCTGAGGATCTATACCATAATCATTAATTGGGAATTCAGGAATTCGATTATAACGCATTTTAAAAGTATGTTCTTTACGTTTATAATCTTGACGAATTTCAATCGTAATTCTATCCGGTTGATGATGATTAATTACATATGTTGTATTAGTATTTTTATTAAAGAAAGATTCTTTTGGATAATTAGATGTTGTACCAATATACGGACGATCGGAATTAATAATTTGAATTGTTTTATTACCAATTAAAGTCCAGTCTTCTTTTGGTAAACGAACACCATTTCTATATACAACTAAACGACCAGGATATAAATATAACTCTGTTTGTTTAGGAATTTCATAAACATTAGTACCAATCGCATTTTTATTATCTAAAGTAATAACGTCCATAACTTTAGATGCGCCAGTTTCAATTTGTTCGATTGTATAATGAATTCTTTCATTAGTTTTAATTTCATCTGGTCCATTTATGAACTTAATAGAACGTCCATCTTCATTTTCTATATAATCAATATCTAGAATTTGACGAACACCGTTTCTAAATACAGTTAATGAATTTACACGAGGAGAATATTTATCGTATTCCATATGATAAGAACGATTAGTAGTATCACTAACATCTCGAATAAAATCACCAATTTTAATAGCATTTTCGCTATCGCCAGCAAATTTATAAGCAAAGATATCGATAGAATCTTCTGGCAACACTGGAGTATTCATTTTAATAGAAGATACTGTATTTTCATAAGAAGTACAAATAGATTTAACTTCTCTAAGTTCCTTATCAGTAGCTAATCGCCATTCTTTTTTATAATCGTCATAAATTTGAACTGTTGCAGAATCACTAACGTCATCTGGCATAAATAAAACAACTTCACTATCGACTGTTTTTGGTTGTCGTTCAGTAGGAGATACAGGAGAAATTAATGGTTGCTGATTACATAAAAGTTTACCGTTTTGATATACTAAACTATCGCTTAATGCTCCAGTATAGTATGTTCCCATAGTAGTTGCATTATCAAATAAACGATCGTCAGGATCTCTTAACAACAAATATTGTTGTCCAGGGAATAAACCATCTTTTAAAGTTAAATAATGATATTCTTTATTCCAAATAATATTCTTAGAATTAATCAACATGCCGTCTAAGAATAAAATAATTTCGTCGGTATTTTTAATTACGGCAGGATCATAATAAATAGAATTATTGCCACTATGATTAATTTGACCTTGTTGAATAATTAAAGATTGCTCGCCTCTATTATAAACAGCTGTAGCATCTAAATTATCGTCGACTTTATTTAGTGTACGATTTGTACCGCCAATAATATTGCTATCGAACGCTACTGTACCGGCAGCATATGAATTTTCTTCGCCAGGAATAAATGTTTCGATAACAGTCCATGGCATATTAACTTTTGCACGAGGTACAAAAATTTTATCGTCTCTAAAAATTAAACCGCCAAATACAGGATGAATTAATTCACCGGCAACGAATACTAATGGAGACTTAAATTTCTTATGTAAAGAAATAATCCCCATATTATCTAAATTAGTTTCAACAATATAACCAGAATCTTTTACGAAGTTTTTAAATACATGTACTTCATCTTCTTTATAAATTTTATCTTCTAATTTTACGAGCTGATTTTTTAAATCTACATCGTAAAATTTTTCTTCGAGCATTAAACCATCGAAGAATAAGTTAATAGATTCAGGTAAGCTAGGTACATGAAAACCTTCGAACAAATTACCATTATTTAATTTTTTAAGAGAACCGGTATAATTAATCCAGTTAAAATCATAAGTTACAGCTAAAATATAATCATAATTTTGAACTGTTCTATAATTTAAAGAAATTTTTTTATGTAAGATTACATAATCGCCAAAACGATTATCTGGATCATCTTTAATACTTCTGTCTTCTCTTGCAGCTTTATTATCGACAGTAATTTTATCTGGTTTTTTATAATTAATATCAGGATTTAATTGAGCGTTAATATCGTCAATCTGAGGAATACCACTAGTACTACTTACAGATCGAGCCGTACTATTTGTAATTCCAGTATCGACTTTTTCATAATAAGGATATAAATGATCGCCCTTATTTTCACCAGCTCTAAATCCATAAAATTCTGTATTATTAGGATCGATATTAATGATAGCATTAGTATTACTATCGTCTTTATTTATTTTAAACAAGCGCTTAGTAATATTCGATAATTTTTGCGCATTAATATGTAATGCACTAAAATTTTTTCCTTGTGCTTTAATTGTCGGATATTGAAAACAAACAGAATTAACTTTTTCATAATCATTAACTAAGCTATTTTCAATAAAAATTCTATCGTTCACAACGCTAGGAATCACATATTGTGTTCTATGATTAGGATCGATAGAAAAATTCTTTTGAGGCGCAGTAAAAGGATCTTCCCAATTTACATTATATGTATCAGAACTTTTGACGGCATCATCATTTTCAAAATCTGCTTTTAATTTTTTATTATATTTTTCGCTGTCTTTAGTTTCAACATTCGGCACAATAACATTACCGACAGACAGCAACGGACTTACTAATGCAAAATCAGCAAATGCAGCTTCGTTAAACTGAGCATCATTAGTCGGAATAGATTTAATAGGTTTCCATTCGCGACCATCGAAATACATCATGATACCATTATAAATCCATAATTGACCTTTAATTGGATTTACTGGAGTTGTTTCTTCAGTAAGATGAGTAATTAGTTGGAATTTATTATCGAATACGTTAACCCATTCCTTTTTTACTCCATCATAATATTTTAATTCGTTAGTTCTATCTTTACGCCATAATGCACCGTGAATAGTATTATCAGGTACAGCTTTAGAACCGACAATTTTTTCTTGTTCCGTGATATCTGGATTAATATCTTTGACAGCTGTAAAGATATCGTACATCTCTTGATTCAAAAGTTGTTCAGATCCACGACCTTGTTTAAATGTTCGATTTTTCTTCATAAACTATCCTAACCCAAATTTTTTGGAGCAAAAATTATATATTGAAATTGTATATTAGCAGAACCAGTATTGCCGACATAAATAAAATTCGAATCTTTTTTAACCCAAATTTCGCCGACTCTACCATTATTTTTATATAAAGGTTTAATCGATACATATTCTGGAGCCACACCAATATTCCTTTGATTATGAACTCCATGAGGAATTCTTATTTCGTTAGAATTACCAGCAAAAGTACCGATACCTACTTTATAAATAATAGTATTTCCACCAAATAATCTATATTTATTATTATGTTTTAAATAAAAACGACTTTCACCATTATGATAATAAAAAGGTCTATCGTCGCCATCATTTAAATGCTGCTCTGTAATTACAGCTTTATCTAATTTATTATTGTATTTATTTTTATCTTCTTCCGAAGCCCAACGATGATTATTATTAGATTTAATTGTATTAGCGAATAATTTAGTTTTTTTAAGTTCTTCAATACTTACAAACTTATTTAACAATCCTAAATTTTTAATTACTTCATTTTTATCCAATAAATCATTTAAATTATAAAAGATCGAAACAAAGGAAGATAACGCAACTTCCCTTATTTTATCTTTTGTTTTTATAACCCATTTCATCGATTAGCACTTCCTAACGGATATACAATCATACATTGAAATGACCCGGTAAAAGAACCTGTATTATATACATTAATTGCTTCAGCTGTATATGTTACAGAAATTTCACCTAAATCACCGCCAGTATATTCTGTACATTGAACATCGACAAATATAGGTCTTATAAATTCACCGTTTTGATTTTGTTTTGTATTGCGAATAACAGTAGCTTGAGAATTCCCAGAAAAGAATCCGTTAACAACTTTTATATTATCAAGTGCAGAAGCACCACCAATTAATACATTTTTATTATTTAAACCGATATAAAATTTTTCATTTAATTCATCGTAACCAATTTGGTTTTCTTCCAAATGATCTTGATTCGCAATCGGTTTATTAAGTTTATTATTCCATTTATTTTTTTCGGCATCAGTTACAAATTGATGATTAGAATCTGTAACGATATTTTCCGGAGTAAAAATATCGGGTAAAAACCCAGATTCAAGTGCTTCTTTAGAAATAAATTTATCGTATAAACCTAAATTAATGATAGCAGCATTTTTATCTTTTAAGTCAGAAAGATTTTTATTTCTATCTAAAACTTCGTCCGAAGAAATTTGAACCCATTTTTTAATATTATCTACATAAACATTAATGTTCATAAAGGACCTCCTATGCTACTGGTTGTCCGACTACACGAACAATTCGACACATAGCTGGCAATCCTTCTTTACCTGTCAATGTATAAGCTTCAGGAAGAATGATTAACATAATATTATCACAACCGACAAAAGATTTATCGGCAATAGTTTTTACTGCAGGTAATGAAACAGTTGTTAAATTCGGGCAATTTTTAAATGCTGTAGCATTTATAGTTGTAACCCCAGGAAATTCTAAATTTACAATAGAATCAGAATCATGAATTGCATTTGTTGCAATGCTAATATATTCTGTTTTAGCACGAGCAGCTGTTTCAGAATATGTATTAGAAATAGCATTTGCTTGTAAAATAGTATTAGAACCAGAATTACTTAATTGTACAAAATCAGTCGACACTAAATTTTGTACAGGTAATCCAGAAAGATAATATAATGTATTAACTTTTTCATTAACTCTATTTCTATTTAATTCATTAGCATAATTAGCAGATTGAGAATATGTAGTAAATTGAGAGTTTACATTACTTAATTGAGCTTCCGCAGATTGAGTTTTAGAATTAAGTAATTTAATTGCATTATATAAAGCAAATAAAATTTGAGAATATGTTGCTCGATTATTAGTGGATGTGCCTGTTAACAAACTTTGAATATACGTTTGAAAATCAGAATTGTTTAAGATATTATATGTACCAGCATAAGATGCGCCTAAAGTATTAGCAAAACCTACCGATATATTTTGAGTAACCAATGTTGCAATACGATCATTAATATTATTATTTAATTGATCGATCGTATTTAGTTTTGATTTAATACTGTTATCTAAATCAGACATACTAATAGTATCATCATTACGACGATAACGATTTAAATCATTAGCAGAAACTAAATTATTTAATTTATTATAATTTAATTCCAGAGCTTGAAAAGCGGGACGAAGTGTATCGTTAAAATCAGAAGTATTTAATTTATCTGTGTTTAATCTATAACGAGCATCGCCAAAATCTTTAGTAATAGCAGTATTAGGTAAATCAGAAATAATTCGTTTTAAATTTTCAATATCGTTACCGACAAAAGTTAAACCACCAAATGCAGTATTTAATGCATTAACTTTGTTAATAATATTTTTTAAGTTTTGTTGATATTCTTCACTAAAATCAGTCAATTGCAATTTTTCATCTTTTGCTCTATATTTATTATCCGCATCTACTTTGTTAAGTTTAGTGGATAAAGCATCAGAGAAATCTTGCATATCGTCGATAATCGACTGCATTTCTGTATCGAGCATTGCTTTAGTAAGTTTATCAGAAGACTTATTAAAAGCTTGACTCTTAACAGCAGAATTCTTTTCTAAAGAAATTACACGGTTACGCAATTCGGAGTCGTCATAAGAAACGACTCCTCTAGATGCATCACCAATATTTTTTAATAATGTCTTTAAAGAAGAATCTAATTGATCCATATGAATTTGTGATAAATTACTAATCTGATTAATCTTATTTTTAAGATCATCAGATAGCATAAATTCTTCTATTTTTTTAGCCATTAAAATCTCCTAGTATTTTTAAATTAATGTATTATCAGAAATTATATTACACTGAAATATTAAGAGATCCAATGATTTCATTGTTTTTAATAAAGTATCCGAATACATTATATTTTGAAGGAAAAATGATTTCAAAATCATTAGGATTTTTTACATTATATTCTTTTCGTAATACTGTTTTATTTATATCGACATTTTTATTTTGTTCTTTGTCGAATATATTAGTTACTTTAAATACAGATTCAGTAAGGTTATCATAATTTGCTTTAGGAATTCTATAACCAGTTTGTTGATCTATAATATAAGATTGTGTATTATTATCAAAATTAGAATGATCGATACCAAATGTATTATCTTTACCAGTTATTTTTTTACCCTTAAATGCAATAGATGAATCATCATAAGGTGGCACTACAAAAGTAAATACTTTGGAAACATTATGTGTATCAATAATTCTTGCACTAATTTTAGCAAAATTATTGCGATTTTGAACCTCTAATGTTCTATTATTTTTCAATAAACTATTATTACCAGATAATTTTTCTTTTAATAGATATTCTTTACCTTCAATAATATCCCATTTACGTTCTTCGATATTGCCTTCGGCAACTAAATGATAAGCTTTTAATATATCTGTATATACTAATTTAATTGTATTTTCTAAATAAGCTGGCGCATTTCTAGAACTATTGTCATCAAATACAATAGCCATAGAATTATTCACCATATTCTTATTATTAACATCTTTAGTTAAGAAGATATTATATCCAGATGTATTTATTTTATTTATATCATAATAAGTAATTGTAACCCAACAACCTAAATTTAATATATCTAAATCAATACCTATTCTTCGCCCATCTAATTCTTGTAATTTTTTATTTGGCTTATTGCATTCAATTACATTATTAATAGAAGCGCTAATTAAATTTTTATTAAGTTCATAAGAAGCTTTATCTAATTCAAATACAGCATATGTTATATTATTATCATCATATAAAAATTTATGTCGTCTTTCGCCGCGATAATTAACATATGTAATTGTATCATTATCTTTATTTATATTTAATACAAGAAAAACTTCTTGAATAGCTCGCTGGCCTTGAAGAATGATATTAGAAGGCTTATTGAGTGCCTCTTCAATAGGCACCCAATCTTTTTTACCTTCTAATTTTATTTTAATATTGCCAGTTTCATTATTAATAAGCAATGACCCATAAGGAATCATATCGAATTTATAATCAGTATTTTCATAAACGAAAGATGCTCGACCATTACTTATTAATCTTGACGATACTTTTTTACTACCTTTAATAGCCATTTTTCACCTTTCATTATGCTAATACTATTTTCTTATCGATGTAACCATAAGCTTCAATTTTTACATTAAAATCAAATGTTATATTATTAGGAATATCTGGATTTGTTGACGGAACATTTTGACTCCAACTAATAACAGGAACTAAATAAGTAAATGTATTATTATTTTGCATTACTAATTTAGATTCACTCCCACGAGGATTATTAATATTAATAGTGATAACAGGATTTAAAACATCTCTATCAACATTAACATTAATTTTTTGATAAGTTATATTATCAATAATTTGACAAGGTTCATTAATAAATACAACAGAAGCATTGATTAATTTAGTACGTTTCTGTTGAATAACTGCAGTCACAACAGAAGATGTTGCGTTGTTATTATCATCAGTTGCCATAAAAGAAATATATTGAACAGTATCTTTTAATGGAATTGTGTATTTATATTGATAATAAGTAATTCCGTTATCCACTCTTCTTGTAACTTCTTTATTAGTAATAATAACATCGGTATTAGCATTAGTAATCATCTTAGCTTCTTTAAAATAAGCAGTTTCAACTATAATACTAATATATTGATTAACTTTATCGATAAATTGATAATCTTTTTGAATAATAGAAATAGGAATATCTGTAGGCTCTTTACCCTGAATTAATATTTTATCGATATGAAAAGATATTTTATCTTTTTTAATTGCAATAATATTAATATAATAAGAACGCGCTTTTCTTGGGAATGCGGCCGTATAATTACCGTTAGTTTCTGCAAAATTAACGTTACCAATATCTGCTGTACTATTTATAACAAATTCAACGCCAGTTTCACCTTGTAAATTTAAAGAAACATTATCTCGAGATAATGTCGTATTTCTTAATGCTACTGACACCTTAGATGTTGTCGTAATTAATCGACTAACTTCGTTCGGAATATAATCATTATTATATCCCTGAACTCGTAACGTATAGTTTTCATTATAGCTAATCGGAATTTTTAATGTTACCCAAGAATGATTAGACTGTTGACTAACAATTTCTTGTCCGTTTTTTAATACTTTAAATGTACTATTTTCGATAGATTTAATTAATAATAATAATTGCATATTATTATAATCATATCGAATATATAATGTCATTGGCAAACGTTGTTTAACTACTTCACTTTTTTTACTGTTAATCCACATATCGCCTGGTTCTGGATTAATAGGTTCAGTTTCTTGGTTATAGATACGAGGAATTGGATTGCCTATATTATATCGCTCGATATAATATACATCAATTTCACACCCAGGTTCTAACATTACTGGATTTAAAATAAAATGTGTTTCATCTAATTCTTTTAATGTATTAGTAGAAGAAGTACATTCAATAGTATTGTTAATTAAGACTTTAATTTGATTAACGCCTACAATATAAGAACCTTTATCTAATTCAAAAATAAAATTATCTTGACGAGTTAATTTAGATTCTTTAGGATTTCCATTAATTGTATAATATAAAATACCTTCGACTTCATCATAACTATTATATATAATTTGTTCTGTTATAAATCGAGAAGATTCTTCTACAATAATAGTTTCATTATACGGAAACTTTAATGCGATCCATGACGGCCCATATTGGGAATAGGGATCTTTCGGATCCCTATTATCCACATTATATTTTAATTTAATACCGATATTATTATTTTTAGGATCAACTACTATAGTACCATATTTAGCAGAATTCCAATCATATGTTTTATAATCATGGTGAATAACAGGCAATGTTATTGTATCATTAAAATATTTATTAATCGCGGACATATTTTACATTTACTCCTAATACTGTTCCACTATTATAATTAGATGTAGAACCACCATGTAAAACTATTTCTTTTAAAGCCGGCCATCTAATTTTTTCTATTAATTTTTTATCGTTATCATTACCAATATAATAATTAAAACTTAAATCAGGAATTGATAAATAATAATCGTCATCAGGATATTTTATTGTATAATAACTATAAACATTATAATTATATACATGAAGTCTTTCAACTTTAATGTCTGATAATTTAATAGATTTATCAAATATATGAGCTAAATGACCATTATATAAAGTTAACTCTGTTTTTTGCGCAGCTTTTTTAGATTCTTCTAAATTAAGAATAGAAACATATTTTTTACCAGTTAAATCAGGACCATAATCTGGAATTTCTCGAGATAAAGGACTTACTAATTTATCTTTAGGATATATTAAAAATGTATTAACCTTTTTAAGATATTCTGTTAGATTTTCACCAACTGGTGGCAATTGTTGTACAAAAGAATTTTTAACTGTCGGAGTAGAAATACTATAATATGTACTATATCCGCCCTTAGTTTCGAAAGAAAATACATCTAAATTTGGCGCATTAATTTTATAGTTATCTCTACTTTTAAAAATTTCAGAATCATTAAACATAACGTCTGTAAGTCTTAGTACTTTCAATCCGTTAGATTTAATTGAAATTTTATTTAATGGAGTAGTAAATGGATTTTCTATAATTGTAACATTGTCATCGTCAATTACAAATTCTTTAATATTGCGACATTCTTTAAAGGATTCATTTTTAAATGATCGCATTAAAGTTTTTAAGATATTAAAAGATTCTTGAGTTAAGTTTTTAGCAGCAATAAAAGCTGACGAAATATACTTAATAGGTTCAACAGTTAGACCTTTTTCTCTTTTTTCAAGAATACCATCAAAGTTTACAATATTTCCTAAATGATCTCGATTAACAGTTCTCTTCCTTAAAACAAAATTTTCTATTCCGGAATCTATCATAGCATTACCGAAATATTCTTTAATATAGTTAATATTAACATCACTTTTTAACTTATAACAATTATTAAATAATTCATAAGTAAATTTAGTTTGAGCTCCTAAATAATTGTCTAAGTTTTCAATTGTTTGAAGATTTCTACACTCTTTAAACATTCCGTAGTTAATATTAGTACTATTTAATCCTTCATAATCGCCATGATAAATTAAATATGTAGAAGGAAGTATAATTTTTTTAACTGAATCACAATGAGCAAAAGATCCATATTCTAAATATAAATTTGTTACTATTCTTAAATCTATTTCTTCTATACTAGAACATTGTTCAAAAATACCGGAAAAATAGTAAGAATAATATTTATTTGCAGGAATGCCATATAATCCTTTAGCAAAATCAATATTTCTATTGAGTTTATCGTATGAATTCCGTTGTGAACTCATTGTCGCTTTAGACAATGGATTATTATTAATATCTAAAAACGTAATAGAATCACAATAATAATTAATTTTTAACATCCCGACAGACGAAACAAATGCTAAGGAAGATAATCCGACAGGTTTATTATCTTTAGATATAATATTTAAAATAAAACTATCGCCTGAATCAGTAGAATAAGGGAACGGATGAATATGATTTAAAATAAGCATATCATTAACAGGTGGATTATATACATCTGTTGTACGTTCATAATATTTTTGTCCAGGCGCAGCAGGGATAACATTTGTATCCCCATAATAAATATTATTATCTGTGCCTATATTTACACAAATAGTTTTACTATAGTATGAAGGATATACTAAATGGTCAAATGCAAAATGATGAAATTTATTTAATTTACTATAATCAAAAAATACTTTAGACCAAGTAAAACATAATGCTATTTCATCTGCTTCTTTTAATTCAGGGAAATAATATATTGAATTAAAAGAATAATGATTATAATCACTATTAAACGAAGATGGAATATATTCTGTATCTTCAGATATAAACATTAAATTATATGACGTAGAATCACTTTTTTTGCGTTCAGTATTTCTTTGTCCGTTTCTTTCATTTACATTAAAGCCTGCAGCAGAAGCAAAATCAGAATAGCTTAATGTATCGTCAAATCTATCGATCTGAATAACAGACGTTTTTAAATCAAGTTTATCTTTACTAAAATTTAACCAAATTGCTTGCTTAATAAAATTATTTTTGGTTTGATTGTTGTCTTCATAAAAATAATTTTTATCAATAACGGCATTATAATTTTTATAAGACATTTTAGAAGGGAATAATAAAATTTTATTATTAACTTCTAAATGCAATTTATCATGTAAAAAAGTATTACCAAATATTAAATATTCTGTTTTATCTGTAGTATATTCACTAATAGGAATTTCTAATTTTTGCTGAGATTCTAAACCAAGAGCATCTTTAAGTTTATTAAAATATTGATTAAATTTTGCTTTTCTAGTAGCTTCATCTTCTGTTTTATTATAAGTATATGCAATAGAAGTATAATTTACTAAACGAGGATGAATATATTTAATAGACGGAATAAATTTTTTAAATAATTTAGGTTCAAGATTTAATGTAACATAATAAGCCTTCTTTTTAATTTTAGAAGATATTTTTTCAAAATTAACTCGATCTACTTCATTATTGTCGACTAAAACATTTTCAAGATTTTTATAATGAACGATAGAAGGCGCTACAGTAATTTTATTCGTAATTCTATTATTAATTTTAAATTGATATTCTTTTTCAACTAAAAGATCATCAAAATTTTCTACGGGGAAGACTATATAGAATCCGCGTTTCTCTTGCCGAATCTTAATATCAGATGTATTATGATATGCAGAATTATTTATTTTAATATCGTTAATAAAAGAATTAATCTTATCATTAGTTGTTAATGTTTCTTTACCAATAAGAGTATTTGTATCGTAAAAATATTTATACGATTCAACTCCGCCCATTAAAACTTTTTCATCAGCAATAATATTATTAGCAGAAATTGTTAATTTTTTATCACCAATTGTAATACTATTAGGCAAAGGCCATTCTGGATCGACTTCAGCATCAGGCGTCATTCGTTGGAAATTAACTAATAATACTTGATATGCTTGAGAATTAAATAGATCAGCATATGGATTAATTACATAACTATCTTTAAGAATAAGATTCCATTCCCTAAGATTTAAACCTTCAATATCTCTTGTAACTTCTTGTGTCTTATATAATGGATGCTCACATATAAATTTAATATTAAGATCATCATTGATTCTTTTAAACTTATATGTATATTCAAAGCGTTCATAAGAAAGGTCATTAATATTTTGATGACCTTCAGAAATTATAGAAGTAGTAAATCCACCTTGTGTATTTTGAACATAAGTTGTGTCAGGTGTAGTTACTTCTACTTTTATAGTCGATCCTTGTACACCAGCAATTTTAGGCATCCAAGTTTTGTTCTCTAATACAACATTACTTACAGTAAATGCAATCGGTGCATTAACTTTTTCATACTTAGAAACGAATACTACTTTAGATTCAGGAACTTTATCTTCTTTGATAGATTCGACAGTAAATGTTCTATCAAATTGATAATCATGCGGGATATAATAAGATCCAGTTTCTGTATTTTCAATCCTAGTTAAAATTTGATTATTAGAATTTTTAATTAAAATAGTAGAACCCGGTTCTGTTCTATATGTAATATCAACACCATATTCACTATTATTTGTATTAATATGTTGTCGTTGATCTGCAGTTAATGGAATAGTTGCTGTATGTAAATTAACATTAAAATTATAAATAATATCCTTATCTGTTTTTTCATTATGAGATACTACACGATATCTTTTTGCTGTTTGTGCTAAAGGAATTGTAAAAACTAAATTTCCTTGTGCGTCAACATTTTGAGTTTTAACAATTGCTTCTGGACTTGTTGTTAAATCAACAAGCGTAATCTGGGAACCAGATAATGTTCTAACAGTAACAGTAATACCATCATTACTAACAACATGATTAATATCGGCATAATTTTCTATAGATTGAGCTTTAATTGTTAATGTTTTTTCTTTTTTAATCCCACTATTTACATTTTCAACAGCTATCGTAATCGTATAATTTTCTACTTCACGAGGAAAATTCCAAGATACTTTAGAATCTAAATTTTGAGAAGAATAAACTTTTTTACCGTCACGATAAAAAGATACGAAATTACCAATTTGAGTCGTAACAGTTGCTCTTGACATTAAATTGTTTAAATAAGTAACTTCACCATCGATTGTTACTTTATCTGCTTTACTTTTAGTACCATTAATTAAAATTTTACTATAAGCAGTTTCATAAGAATCGAATGTAGAAAATAAATTTAAATAATAATCATCGCCATTACGAGGAATTTTAAATTTAGTAATATTTCGAGTTGTATAACTATTATAATATTCAGTATCACGATGCGCAGCAATTAATCGTGCGCCTTTCGTTGTGAACACAATTAATTCTACTTTAGTAGTATCATTATCTAGATAATTTAAAGTGTAACTTAATGGAGTAACATCTAATCCTTCTTTATTAGATTCTTTAGTATTAATCCAAATATCTTTATCTTCAAAAAACCAAGGCGCTTCATCTTGTGTATAAATTAAAGGATATAATTCACTTAAACGCTCATAATTAATATAACGAACAGTCACAGAAGAATCGACACGAATATTATCTTCATCGATTTGAAAATATTTCATATTCAATTCTTGAAGACTATTATCAGAAGCGCTACATCTAATCACATCGTTAATTAAAATTTCTAATTGATTTGTGCCTGGTAAATATAATCCAGAACCGACTTTAAATTGAACTTTTCTATTAGCCAATTTACCGGTTCTAGTAATACCATAAGAATCGACATAATTAAATTGATTTTTTTCTTTTTCAATTTTAGTTATAACATAATATTCTACGTTAATAACTGCATCTTTAACTAACTTATCTGTACCATCTTTTCGAATTCCCATTGGAACCCAATCAGATTCACCAATTAATTTAATACTAAGACTACCGGTTTTAGTATTAACCAACAAAGATCCGTCAGGAATATCTGACCAATAATAATTATCTTTTTCTGTGTCGGTGATTATAATAGCAGTATCTTTATCGATACTGTATTCATTTAGCTTTCGAATACCCCAAGTAGGTTTCATACGTCAACCGCTCCTAATAATAAACTACGTCACAAGTTAATTCTTTTAAATCGTTAATTTTATAACGAACATCTTTTGGAAGCTCGATTACGATATTAAAATCGTAATAATTATTTTCTGAATCTCCTTTATTTGGAGCTCCACTTAATACAACTTCGTTACTTAAATTTACAGTTAATACATCATTTAATCTAACTGTCGGCAATTCTACAGCTTGAGCATTTAATAATTTAATATTATCAAGTAAAGTAGAATCTTCAATATCAGTAAAATATAAATTAATACCGAAATTTTTAAGATCGGGTTGTCTATCTATTCCCATATAATTATTATATAATCGCACAGGAATAACAAAACGACTAGCCGAAGTAATAACCCCGGCTTTATATGTCGTATAAATATTAAATTCTTTCTGGTCTAATACCATCCATGTTAATTTATTTGCCATTTCCTATGCTCCAAACGAAATAACCATAAAACGTAGTTTTCTTGTATTTCTAATTAAGCCAGCAGACAATTTAATTTTATTATTATCTACATATACATAATCAGTACCATAATTAAGAATGGTTTTAATATTAGCATTATCGATTTTACTATTACTATCTACATATGGATCTAAAAGAACGAAAGAAATTTGATTTTGATTTAACACATGTTGAAGTGGATAAATAGTATTAGCAGGACTTACAGTAATTTCATATTCCTGCATTGTTTTAAACAATCCATTTTTAACTTCATCGGCTAACATAGACTTAGTAATCTTTTCGCTACGCTTAATAAAGTTATCAGTATTTAATGTAGATTCTTTAAGATCACGAACACTATTTTGAATCTTTTGAATTGCTGGTTCCATTACATCAGTAATAGTTTTATATTTTTTATCGACAGCAGTAATAAGATTTTTAGTTTCTTTTATGCCTTCTTGAGCATTAGTAACAATAGATTCTAATTGTTCATAAGACCAAACATAATGAGAAATACGATAAATGATACGATCGCCATATTTTAACTTAATATTATTATTAATAATAAATTTATTAGTTAATGTCGGGTTTGGATTATCTGCAGTCGGCACAGGTAACACTTCGCTAAAATCGATTTCATCAGAAGAGCCATTATGCAGTTTAATGCCATTTAAATAAACTTCTAATTGTTGCTTCCCATATTCATAAGATGTAGGCAGTTTAATAGTTCGAGTATTATTAGGGAAGGAGTCTTCATTGTATATAATGCGCTTTTCTTCGACGAAGATAGCTGCACGCTGGAATACACCAGATTCTTTACCTTTTTTTATCGTATGACGAACATTAACTTGAACGACAGTTGGTTCATTTAAAGCATAATTTAATTTAAAACCAACGCCCTTAATAATATCGCTCATTTTATATTTCGCTGAATCTGGCACAATTAAATGTCTGCCATTACTATCTTGTTCTTTAAGCATGACCATTTCAACATATTGGTCTTTCATAATATACCCTTGATCGATATATACGTCTAATGAATTAGAGCGAGGAATAAAGAAAAGATTAGTATCGCTTTCATCAAAAATAAAAATTTGCCTTTCATTTTGTTCATCAGTTAAATTTTCATCTGGTATAAATAATTTAGTTTCGTGAAGATCCATTGTACTGTGTTCATTTACAGGAACCCATTGGAAATCTTCGCCATTAAATTGTCGCCAAATATAAAGAATATTCGAATCGCTATCATACCATAAATCATTAGGTTCTGGAATTTCTGGCTGCACGAAATAAATAAAACGACGCTGCGTTTTAGAATATAATTTACCGTATAAATAAATATTGCCATCTTTGTCAACATAAATAGGACGAACATTTCTATTATCGTAATAAAATTTAACAGAAATGCCTTCTTCGTTTATTTTCCAATATGCCCAACCGAGGATAATATCGCCTTGATCTTCAAAAGTTTTTATATCTGGTAAACTTGGAGAAGATGAAAAAATACCGTAAGTATATTTAGGATATAATTCCGGAATTTTTTCATTATAAGTAATTGTATCAATATGAGAAGATGCATAATAATATAAAACGCCAACAGCCTTACCATTATTCACTTCTGGATCGATAATATGTATTGTTTGTTTATTAATAGAAGCTACTGGAATAATTTCTTGAGTTTCTAAATCATAAACACGAAATTCTTTAATATCAGGTAGTTCACCTTGAACACCAGCGATATAATTAATTTGTTTTAATTGTGATGGTACATACACTGGAAATCTTAAATTAATTTCACCACTTTTATTTAAAACAAATTTTTCAAAATGTTGAATTGCTTGGGGTGCACCAACGTTCACAAAAGAAGAATCTAAGATAATTTTATGCCCGGCTCGATTAACTAATTCGCCAGATGAAATATCAATAATAAATTCATCTCCACGGCGTTTAAATTCAAAGCCAGAAACAATGCCCCAGCCAGACGAATGCAATCGCTCTGTATCAATCCAATTTTGAATTAAATCAAAATTTTCATTGATAGGTTTTGCCTTCACGCCTTTTGTGAAGTCAATTTTTTGTAGAAAATTGTTTGCCATGTTCTAATCCTTAAATATTAATACTGCCGCTTCTGAAGATGAAATATGTTTATTAATTTGTTCTTGAAGTTGGTCTCGATATGGTTCATATTTCTTCGGCAATGTAATTACCATCGAAGTACCAACTCTATATGGTCTACCTGCTATATTACCAGTATCTATATAGTCGTAATTATCAAATTTAATAGATCCGCCGCCTTTTATTCTAACATCTGTCGGCGTTATATTGTTTTCTAATTTAATAATAATATCGGCAATTTTTATATCGCTAGATGGACTATCTTTTTCTAAAATATAAAATTTTTGATCCTTAAATACAGTAGTTTTAATTAAATACAAAGAATAATTTTTATTAATATCATTGATTACTATTTTAGACTCTTTATCACAAGCTATATAATTTTTAGAACTATAATAAGGGCTTATAGTGAGAACCAATTGATTATCTTTATAATTATAAGATATCGTCGGTGATTGTTCTATTTCGAATAAACTATAATCAACGTTGTTAATAAATTTTAATTCTTGATCGACTGTATATATTAAAGATTCATTATTATCTTTTTGAGGCTCATCATTATTTAGTTTCTTAAAATAAACATTATTAGAAGAATCTACATAATCATAATAAACATTAGTATTAGTAGTAAATACATCGATAAGTTTATAAGGTTCATAAGAATTAAAGAATGATTTATCTATCGCATCTTTGAAATTAATTTTAGGATGATGCGCATTCATTTTATTATTTAAACTATAATAATAATCTATATTATTACAAGAAATGAATGTATTAAGATAAGCATCAGCTTTTTCCGGAACTTTATAATACCCAATAGAATACGCATATACTATATTTTCAATTAAAAATTTAATTAATCGAGGTTCAGTAAAAATTTCTTTACCACATAATACGACTAATTTATAATTAAGTCGATCTCTCATAATTAAAACAGGTGAATGATTTACCGTAAGCTTAATATAATCATATGTAACTTTCGGAAACAAATCCATTTCAGATTCGTGATTAAAAATATCCCAAGATGGCTCGATAACAAACTCTGTTTGTGTAAAAATATTTGGCTTAGCTACATCGAATATCTTTTGTTTATTATAAATAATCTTATTACTTAAATTAGATTTAATTAAATAAATATTACAGTTATCATTATAACCGCCATTTTTCATAGCAGTAAAATATTTAGCTTCGCCATCAAAAAATTTAATATCAGGGCTATTACCATGATAATCATTTAATTTAATATTATTAGGAATGGATACAGTTTTTAATAATTCCTTAACTTTTTCCATTCCTGTAAAATCAATATTAATATTATACATTCGAGAAGAAGAAAAAGGAATTTCTTTTTGAAGAACATATTTATATCCAAATATTGTCGGACGATATGATGCCTTTTTCGATGTATTTAATAAATTAATTTTGCCATCTTTATCGATAGTATAATCTTGATTTTCTTTTGCTATAGTATAATTATCTTTAAAAAATAAATATGTTTTATTTACTTTTTGAAATAAATTAATACTATTTTTTTTATTTAACTTTAATAATTCTTCGTCAAATTTTATAATTGTATCAGCATATGAAAAGACATTAGACAAATAAGACAAAGGAATATCGTTTTCATCTAATAAAACTTTATCATAAACTTTTTTATTGTTAGGATAAATTTTCATATGCTACCTCAATACAATATAATGATCTGGATTAATTGATATATCTGTAATTTGATATTTATTTATAGATTTAGTTTCATTATTTTGATCATATAAAATTTTAATATTTTCTTGATTAGAAGATACCTTAACTTCATATAAATTAGAAACATCTTTATTTAATAATTTATTAAATTTTAAATCATTAATACAATAGCTATCAGATTTTAAATATTCTATAATATAATATTTATATTTTAAATTATTTAAAATAATTCTGTTTTTTATACAATCGACTTCGTATACAGAATTATCCAACACATCATAATTATATGCTGTCATTTTAATATCGGTAATTTCTTTACCGTCACGAACTCTAAAGAATGTATCTTCATTGGGTTGATCGTTAGTTCCGTACAGAACAATATTATTAAACGTATCTAAAATACTGTGCGCTAATTGTAAATTTAAATTGGAATTATCAAAATATTCTCTTGACCAATTAGTAAATCGATAAAAGAAATTATCGGCCGTAGAATATTTAATAGCAATATATTTATACTGACTTCTAATAGACTCAGGAATAATTAAAGAATTATTTTTTATATCGATATTATTTTTATAATTAAAATCGATATAAGTAAAACCAGTATCAGAAATTATAAAATTTTTAAATGTCGATGCGCCAGGATTTATTTCACAAGAATCTTTTATGCCTATAACTTCTATGTTTTCTAAATCGTATACATTAAGTTGCTTACTTAATTTCATAATACAATATTTATTAAACATATCGATTTGTGCATTATCGATAATAATTTCTCGATATGAAGAACTTAAATCGAGCGGCTCATTATCCTTATTTACACACAAAATTGGAGTTTCTAATTCATTAGTAACATGAGCAACAAATTCACTAATATTTAAAATATTATTTGTTTTACCTTTAATATTAGTAACTAATAGTTTTGAAATAATACTGTTTACATTATAAAACATGTTTAATGTTTTAGAAGTATATTTACCAAGATTAATAGTGTTATTATCATATTTAATAATCATATCGTCTTTAATAAAGACAACATCGACGAATTTATTTAACGGAAAATCTTCTGGTAAAAATTCACGATCACCATATTTAAAATAATAATATTTTAATGTATCGGAAACAGGCAGCTCTGTTATTTTAATTGTTAATTCTATTTTAGAAATATTTTCTAAATCGAACGTAAGATAACTGCCATCTTGATAAGACCCGGCTCCACTAGACGAAATATATTTACCGTTTTCATATTCTTGTAAGAATATATTAGAAACGGTACCATTTTTACCTCTAAATTTAACAGAAATTTTGGAGTCTTTATCTAATACAATTTTACCGTTTTTTAACAAAGTTTTTTCTTTTTCTTCAAGTTTATCACTAGAAGAATCAAATATATAAGCTTTAATATCGCCAGTAACATTATATTTTAAATAATATATTCCTGCTTTTAATTCAATATAATCAGTTTCTGTCTCTGCTTCGTATGTACAATTTTCAAACTGAATTGTATTATCATAATAATATAATCGTCCACCAACAGTACTAATTGAATTAGGAGTCCATCCTACAGGTAAACCAGACGATACTTGAATCGATTTAATCGTATTGCCATATTGTGAATAAAACGCAATCTTATATTCATTTAATTCAATTTTAAAATTCGATACAATATCTAATACTTTTTTATTATTTTGTTCAATATAAAAGAATACATATCCATTTATATATTCTAATATTAAATATGTGTTATCTTCTTTTAATAAATGTTGAAATTGAATAGTCGAATATTCTAATTGATTTTGACTGCCGATTTTATTGTCGGCAGTCTTTTCAATTACAGAATAATCATTATCTCCCAATTTAAACATATATTGTTTAGAAGAATTAAAAATATTTACTTCGTTTTTTATTAATAAGATACCAAAGCCCGGATTAACATAATCTAACGATAGTTTAATTTTTGTATCGCCACTATATTTATATTCAAGCGCTATGATATCTTGATCATAAAAATAACAACCGTTATTTTTAGTTACTCGTGCTTTGTTAAAAAATATCATAATTTCTTTAATCCAATCTTATTAATATTAACAACTGATTCTTTATTTAATAATTCTACTTTAATTTGAAAAGTATCTGTATCACCAAATGTTACTTCTTTAGATATACCGTTTTTATAAATTTCTTTCCATAGAGTAAATTGTGAATTAATTCCATTTTGACGAAGCGAGCGTATACTAATTCGAACATCTCCTTCTATTTTACCATGTATTTCAGAAATTGTATAATTTCCTTTATCTGAGATTTTAAATAACCGAGATATAGAGCTTCCATAATTTTCTTCTAAAGATGGAATTACATTAAAATCTGTTTCGTTGAATACAGTATATACATCGATAGAATTAATAACAGAATTTGCCGGCATTTCTATTTCGAACTTTATGAACTCTTTAATCTTACTATTATCTAATATAGTAAAACAATTATTTTCAATGCGCCCTATAGAATAGAAATTAGTATAATAATTATCAGATGCTAATACATTAATATTAAATTTATCTTCACTTAATGTATTAATCTTAGCAATCACATATATTATATTTTTAATATAGTCAGAATAATTATCTTTATCTGCCTTATATTGTTTATGAATTAAATCGAATATTTCTGTCGTAAAAGTACCTGGTTCTTTTAATGTAACTAATTGATTATTACGATATAATACTTTATCTAAATGACAACGACTTAAATCAGAAGAATTAATTAATGTAGCATCATAATCTATAGTAGTACCATATACTATATCATTATTATCAGAATAATCTACATTAGTAGGTATTGCATTAAAATTATCATAGTGAATAAACAAGTCTGAGTCTAAATGCTTTTCTTTAAGATTCCAGCCGAAATTATCGATATTCTTTTTATGCGGATCTTCAATAATAGCGTCGCTTACTACAATTTCTTCAATAGAACCATTAGACCCTGTTACTACGATATAATAATAAAAATCTTCTTCTTTTTCAAAATTTACAATAGCATTTGTATCACCAATTGCAAAATCTTGAAGCTTTGTTAACAGTGGTCGTTTTTGTAATCTAAATCCATTAATCTTGTTTTCTTTATATAAAGAAATTTTTAAATCGCCATATTTTTTAATATATATATAGCTATTGTTATATAAATATTTATCAATTCTAAAAATAGCGTATCCATCTTTTTTAAATTCAAAATTAATTACATAATTTTTATTTAATTCAACCAGAGTCGGATCGCAATTTTCAAATGTCCAATTATTAAAAGTATTTGCTGTAGTTAAAGATTTAATAGCAGAAATTTCACTAATTTCTTTTTGTTCTTTAAAATTAACATAACATAAAGGATTTAAAATTTTATTAAACATGCCACTATTGGGAATATAATTCTTTTTAGCTGTATTTAAAATTAAATAATTGCCTTGTTTTTTAGTATTATTTAAATCGACAAGATTTTCTTTACTATGCTCTATTTTAGATGTATTAGCTGGATAATAATATTCTTTACCATTTTCATAATAATATCCAGAAGATACGGCGATTTTATTCTCTGTATTATTTCTATATACCGTTACATTATTATTAACTACAATAGCTGTAAAATTAGGATTAGTAGAATTTGCATAAATTTTATCGACATCAGAAGATACATTATTGATAAGACGAGTCTCATTATCTTTCATGCCAAACAATACAGTTAACTTTTCTTGTTCATAAGCATCGACACTATATTCTACTAATTCATATAATTTATCTAAATTATTAAACGAAATTTTAATTGGCGATTTGTACGTATATGTTATTTCAACAGATAAAGTTCCGAAATGGCCAGGATCATTAATTTGAATAATACCTGGTTCTGCATAAACTTTATAATCGCTTTCTGACAAAGTCTGATTATTCATTCTTACAGATAAATTATTGTTCAAAACAATATTAGAATATTTTAATTTCCCGATACCATTTTCTTTTAATTGAATATTTTCTGTATATTCTTTATTAAAATAATATATCGACAAATATGAAGGAACTGATAAAATATATTCAGCTAAATTATAATTTTTACCTTCAATTTCATATGTTTCAGATAATGTAATATCTGTAGAAAACAATGTTGTTTCAAACGTTTTATTTATAGAAACATTATAATCTGATTCATTATTATTCCAGAAATTAGCAAATATAAAAACAGTCGGCGTAACAATATTAATATTATTACCGATTAAACACCATTTTGAAAGAACTTCTTGTGTTCCGTAAACATACCGAATATATTGAGTCGTTAAATTATAATTATCTGGCATATTTATTTCTAATATATATGCATCGCTATTAGAAAGTTGCGGGATAAATTCATTTAAATTAATAGGATATTCTTTTTGACTTTGTACAATTGTATCAGTTTTGTTTAAAACATGAGTTGAACTATTTTTTGATAATAAAATAATTTTATAAACTTTATTCACATTTTCCAATTCAGATGTTTTAATAACAGAATTTTTATCATGAATATAATTTACTAATAAGTTATCTGGAACAGTTGTTTTTATTTTATCAAAATTTTCATTAAAGAATTTACCTAAAATGTTAATTTCTCGATATGGATTTACTTTACCAATGTTATTATAAATAATTATTTTGCCATCGTAAGTTACATATACTTTTTCTTTAGAAATTAAATAATTATAATGATTGACTAACAATTGTTTTAATGTTAACGATTCATTTTGTTCTTCATATTGAGTAAAATCAATTTCTATATATTTTACAGTACCATCTATATCAATATAATTTGCTGTACGCTTGTTTATTTGACCTGTAAGGATAGGATAAGAAGACCAACGTATATTTTGTTTATTAACATTTAAAACGAGCTTGCCGGTACCATTATATTGATTATACGTATCATAATTATTATCGATTAACTGATTATTTTTATATAACGATAAAATAGTATCGTGACAAGATATTTTAATTTCTTTTCTGCCATTAGGAGGAACTATAATTTCTTTTTCATAATATTTGAAATTAGTATATTCACCAGCAATTGAAATATATTCTAATACAGGAGATGAAATTCCTAAATATGAATATAATGTAATTGTTAATAATTTATTAATGGAATTATCAGGAATTGAATATGTATCTAATGTTTTTTGAATAGCCTGTCCATCGATAGAAAATTGAATACCGTTTTACGACGCAATAATATATTTA